TGCCCTCGAACTTGTTGAGATGATGATTGCACGAGTTCCATGGACTATCAAGATCCCCGAAGGATATGAGGAAGAGCTTGCTGAAAAGGCAAATTTTGTTAGGCAGTGCATCAATGATATGGAACATGACTTCCAGTCATTTATTAAACAAGTTGTAAGCTTTAACCGTTACGGCTTCTGTACCATCGAAAAAGTTTACCGATATCGCCGAAAAGAAAAAGGTAGCAAATACAATGATGGTCTTGTAGGAATCAAAAAGCTTCCTATCCGTTCTCAAGACTCGATTGACGGTTGGAAATGGAAGAACAAAGGTCGTGAGCTTGCCGGTCTTTACCAGAACGTAGTTGTTCCCGGTCAACCAGAAGACTACCAAGGTTGGGATTTTGTATACGGTGAAGAGACTGTAAGAAAGTTTATCCCTCGTAAGAAATTTATGCTTTTCCGTAACAACCCGTTGAAAGAGTCGCCAGTTGGTATTTCACCTCTTAACGGATGTTGGCAAGCTTGGAAATACAAGAAAGCTTACGAAGAAAGCCTTGCAATTGCAGTAGCACAAGATGCTAACGGATTCAAAGTTCTTTACCTTCCTCCCCAATACCTTAAAGCTGATGCAACAGAGCAAGATAAAGCCGTGTTCGCTGAATATCAAAAGATTATGGCGAACATGCATCAAGCTAAGCAATCAGGCATCATTCTCCCTCTGATTGTAGACCAGTCTGGTCAAAAGATGTTTGAGTTTGATATTAAGAGTGTTACGGGTCAAAAATCTTATAATACAAAAGAGATTATTGATCACTATAATGCTGAGATTCTAACCTGCCTGTTTGCTGATTTCTTGTCACTTGGTTCTAATGGTTCAGGTTCGTTTAGTCTTGCTGAGACAAAAGTAAGTGTTGTTGAAATGGCTATTGAATCTAAATTAATGGAAATCAAAGCACAACTTAACCATGACTTACTTAAGCAATTGTTTGAGCTAAACGGTTGGTCAACAGATGTCATGCCATATTTTGATTACGGTAGCGTATCTAAAGAGTCTCTTGATGAGATTGGCAAGTTTGTCCAGCGTGTAACAGCAGTTGGTATGATGCCAAAGGTTCCAGAAACTGTTAACTGGGTAATGCGTCAAGCAGATATCCCATACGCGGTAGATGAAGATAAATCATCAGAAGAATTAGCTGAAGAGCTTAGTCCTGTTACAACTGGTGCCGGAGAAGGTATGGCTTCAGGTCTTCCTTCTGGAACTGGTAATAACACCGGATCATCAGGCGATAGCTCAACATCAAATAATGAAAACACGTAAAAGGAGTGTTAATGTCACATACTCTATTTAGATTGCGGAGTAAGGTGTTTAATACTCCTCAACTCATGCAAGTAAGTCAGTTTGAATCTATTGTTGAATATCTAAACGCACGTTGCGAAGAAGATATTGAATCTGGCGGTGGTCCTTCTGAAAGCAATTCTCGTTACTCTTATAATCCAGATATGCAAGTAGCTGTGATGGATATTGAAGGTCCGCTCACTTATAAACCAATCACCTTTATGGGTATGGATTGTGGTGGAGCTAGCTATCAAACACTTAAAGAAGACTTTACATATCTTGTAGAGCAAGGTGTTAAGACGGTTGCTTTCAATGCTGACTCACCGGGCGGTGAAGCTTTCCAGCTTTTCCCAACAGCATCGTATATTCGTAAGCTTGCAGATGCAAACGGTGTAAAGATTATAACCTACGTGGATGGATTGGCCGCCAGCGCAATGTACGGCCTTGCTTCCATCTCTGATGAAATCATTATGGCACCAAGTGCTGAAGTAGGTTCGATTGGTGTAGTTGTGAGGTTGATGAACGACAGCAAAGCACTGGAGATGAATGGCTATCAACGTACATTCATTAAGGCTGGTGCTAGTAAGGTTCCCTTTGGGGAAGATGGGGAATTTCGTAAAGAATTCCTTGAAGACATTCAAGATAAGGTAGATGTCTTGTATGAAGAATTTACTGGTTTTGTTGCAGAACATCGCAATATGTCGGTAGATAAAGTTAGATCAACAGAGGCGAAAACTTTCCTTCCTGAGAAAGCCTTGCAACTTGGTCTAGCAGATAAAGTTATGTCCGTTGAGGACTTTTACATGTACTTGGCTGACACTGCTCAGGCTAATAAAGGAAGTAATAATTCTGTGTTGAAAAATAAACTTTTCTCTCTGTCTAAAGAGGACAATAACGAAATGACCCAACTTGCCGATATGCAAGCACAACTTGAAGCTCTAACCACTGAGCTATCAACTGCACAACTGGCTGTAGCTGAACTAGCTTCCACTAAAGAAGCAATGGCTACTCTACAAGCCGCTTTCGCTGAAAAAGAAACTGCTCTGGCTGAAGCCCTTGAGCAAGTTAAGCAGATGGAAGCTGTTAAAGAACAAATGAAAGCCCAAGCACGTAAAGACAAACTCTCTGCTGTTATGGCTGCTGATAAAGTTGAGGCTGTACAAGCTAGCCTTTCAACTCTCGATGATCAAGCTTTTGAAACTGTCCTAGCTGGTTTTGCTCAACAGAAGCAAGCACTAGAGGCTTCAGAGCTTATGCAAGAGCTTGGTGGTGAAGGCGGTGAAGTAAAAGCCGAATCCCAAGAAGAAGACAAAGCCCGTCTAACTACTGAAACCCTCCTTAAGCAAAAACTTGGACTGAAGTAACCCTTCTCCCTCGCTTAATTTAAGTTATATAAAAGGATAATAAGAATATGCCATTCGTTACCGAAACCTACCAAGCTCGTTTCTCTGATCTTGTTGTACATGAGCTAGACCCATCTGTTGGCTACAGCCGTCGTGATCTGAACGTCACCCCAGGCTCTGTTCCAGTTAAGCTGGGTACTGTTGTATACCGTGCTAAATCAGCTGATCTAACTGCTGCATGGACTGTCCTTGCTTCAGCTACTCCTCTGGTCCTGACCAATGAATTCGCTGTTGTTTACGGCGATCATTTCAGCTTCAACCCTTCTTTCACTCCTCGTGCTATTGCTGCTAACCAGTATAACGCAGTAGGTTTTGTTGGCACTTCTGGTGCTCTGCAACTGAAAGAATACTACATCAAACAAGTTGCCAAATCTCCAGTCCTTGAGGGCGGCGCTGCCCTGACCGATGCTCAGGTTGAAACCCTGAAAGGTCTGCTGGAACAACAAGGCATTCAAGTTCTGAAGACTGTTTAAGACAGTCTTTTAATAACATATAAATAAGAAACAAGGATAATTAAATCATATGGCTATTGTACTAGATCGTCAGAACTCCGGTAAAGTTGTTGACCGTACCGATTCCCTAATCGTTATTCCAAACACTGTCGGTATTACTAATGCTCTGGGTCTGTTTGAAGACACCTACTCAACCCAGAAAACTATCGAAATCACCCGTACCACTCGTAAATCCCATCTGCTCGAAGATCGTAACTGGGACGAACGTAACCAAACTATCGCTGGTCGTGAGCAAGATAGCCTCTTGCTGAAAATCCCGCATGTCCCTCTGGATGATGCAATTACCCCTAACGATATTGATGGTATTGTTCAAGCCGGTTCTCTGGCTGAATTTGCAGAACTAGAAACCGTTGCATCTGTTCGTGCCGACAAAATGATCGCCATTCGTGAAGCTCATGGCCTGACCCTTGAAGCTGCTCGTATGCAACTGATTACTACTGGTACTGCTTACGCTCCTCGTGGCACCATCGTAACTAACTACTACACCGAGTTTGGTGTTACTCGTACTGAAATCGTTACTGATTTGTCTGCTGCTGCTGACCCACGCGCTGTTTACAATGAAGCTAAGAAAGCTGCTCGTAACTCCCTGCGTGACGGCCAAGCCGGTACTGTACGTTCATGGGTTGTACTGTGCTCTGATAGCTATTACAACGCTCTGCAACAGAACGCTTATGTAACTGATGCCTTCAAGTATGTGGACCAAGGTCAAGCTACTCGCATTCTTCTGGGTGCTGGCGGTGCTGATGTTCCGGGCCTAGATGCTCGCTTTGAAATGATGAGTGTCTTTGGTATCACCTTCATCAATGCTGGTGCTGCTGGTTACGATGATCCTGTAACAGGGGCTTTCGTACCGTTTATCCCAGAAGGCGATGCTTACATGATGCCTGTTGGTATCCGAAACTTCCTGAAGACTTACTATGCTCCTGCTAATCGCATGAACACTGTTAACCGTCGCGCTCAGGGTAGCTACTTCTTCGAGTACCTGAATGAAAAAGATGACATCATCGAAATCATGACCGAACAGAACTTCCTGAACGCTGTTCTGAACCCAGGTGCAATCCTCCGTCTGTCCTTGACTTAATAAGTTAGGAACAAGGGAGTCTGAAATACGGCTCCCAATATTTATAAATAAGAGGAAAAGAATATGGACGTAGAAGTAAAAGCAGGTTGGATCTATGCTGTACGACAGCTAGCCTCCGGTCTTGACGTTTCAACTAAAGCTGAAGTAGTTGCACTTACCCCAATTGCAGACCCTTCAACAGCAACAGCAGAAGATGTAGCAGAAGCGGTGAACGCTATTATTGCCGCCCTTAAGGCTTAAAAGGAATTTTAGAATGGCAGCTAGAGCGCTAATTTTTTATTCAGGAACTACTGGTACTGTAACTTTGACAGTAGAACAATCAACATCAGGTACGGCCAAAGCCTTCGATCTGGCAACAGTTGAGCAGTGGGCTGTAGATAACAAGCCAAGCGGTGTCGATTTGGTGAGCGTTAGATTCAGCCCTGAATACGAAGACGTATATCCTTAAATTGAAAACCTCCTTAAAGTGTGGTAGAATATACCTTTCATCAATTAGGAGGTTTTATGAATTTACCACAATTCAAAAATGATACTGAACTTTGTGAGTTCGCGGTCGAGCTTTACAACTCAGGTAAACTAAAGAAAGAAGTTGCTGAAATTCTTGGGATTAATCCTAGAAAACTCTATGATAAGTTAAAAGCCTTTGGTTTTTCAATCTATCAAAAAAGAGCGTCTGATCTGAGTCTTAGTGAAGAGCAAAATGTTGTAAGTTGGTACGAGAACGGAAAGTCCTTAAACGCTATCCGTCAAGAGTTTGGGTACACCGTTCACCAAATAAGAAAAGTTTTCCAAAAATACGATTTGAAGCCAAGAGATTTTAAATTTTATAGAGAACTTTATGTAAATAAAAATGCTTTTGCTGATTTGCAAACAGAAGAATCTGCCTACTTCTACGGCTGGCTTTTAAGTGATGGTTGTATTTCAAATGAAAGAATCATATTAGCAGTTCATCCTAAAGATATTGAAATTCTTGAAAATTTAAAGAACTATGTTGGGAGTTCTAATAATATTCATCTAGGTGAAAGTAAAGTAGATGGCCGTACTGATAAAAAGTATCTGAGGAGTTCATTTTCATTTAAAGATGATGATATAAATGCTCGCCTAAGATCTTTAGGTATGGTGGAAAGAAAGTCTGCTAAAGAGGTTTGCCCTACTCCTTTTGCATTTGATAGGCATTTCTGGAGAGGTATGCTAGAAGGCGACGGATGTATTTCAAAGTCTTCTAATGAAATAAGCCTAGTCGGTAGTGAAGAGATTGCTCATAGTTTTGGTGACTATGTAGTCTCTCTATTCCCCGAAGCAAAACCTAAGTTTTATACTAAGGGAAAGCTGCATGTAGTAAGTTTGTGTAGTAAAGTATACTCTAAATTAGTTCTAGACGAACTCTATAGAGATTCTAATTATAAATTGTCTAGAAAGTATAAAATCTATTTGGAGAAATACTATGGCACTTACACCAGTTGAGCAGGTTCGCCTGCTCATAGGCGATGTTGAAGGAAGTCCGTTCTACAAGCTATTTGAAGACAGTGAAATCCAAGCTTTTCTGGATATGACAAATCAAGATGTTTATGCTGCTGCAAAACTTGCTGCTATCTCAGCTTCTTTTCAGTTAGCTGGGTGGAGCACGAGAGAGCGTACCGGACAAATCGAGGTGTGGTCTTCTCTTGCAACACAATATTTAAAAGCTCTCGACTATCTAATTAATAACCCTGGAACCTTGATTCCTTCAGGACTTTTCCCATGGTCTGCCAACACTTGTGGAAGCAAGCTAATGTCTATCGAAGTTTGTGATGGGGATAATTGTAAAGAAGCTTGTGAATGTGCATGCGACACAGGATGTGCTTGTAACTGTACAGCAGGACCAACCTTTTAAGGAGTAGTTATGTTAAAGCCACAATTTCTCCTTACTAATAAAATACCAGTTGAAATTACCCGTAAAGAACGAGGTCATTTTGAAGAAGGTGATTGGATTGATGGTACAACTTCAACGTTAACTATTGATGTCAATATTCAACCTCTAAAACCTTACGAAATCATGATGATGCCAGAGGCTGAAAGAACAAGATCTTGGTGGCAAGTCTTTTCTGCTGAAGTTCTTCGTACTGAAAAGGAGGGCGATTCAGGGTGGGATGCCGATGAGTTTATTTGGAAGGGCGATCTTTACCGAATAATGGCTGTTGAGGATTGGACCAATGGGATGGGGATCTTAGAGCACGTTCGTTGTAAAGCAGTTCGCGTAGAGATTACCCCAAACTAAGGAATGTCTCATGTCAGTTAAAATTACAGTAGACAAATCTGGTTGGGAAAAGATTAAGAAGAACCTCCTACAAGCCAATCAAGAATCTTTAAAAGTAGGTTTCTTCGAGGACTCAAGATATGGTCCTGAGAATGAAAATCTTCAAGTCGCTCAAGTCGCTCAATGGATGGAAGAAGGTGATCCTGTAAAATACCCACCAAGACCTTTCATCCGAGTTGGCTTCTTACCAAGACTGAAAACTGCTGAATATATCCCTTTGTTCCAGAATGCAATCACTTCTGTTTTAGAAGGCAAAGCCACATTCAAACAAGCTTACACAAAGATGGGTCCAGTTCTTGTTAAGGGATTACAGAACGAAATTATTGGTTGGGATACTCCACCAAACAGTGCAAGAACTATTGCAGAGAAAGGCTTCAATGATCCGTTGATAGACACAGGTAAGATGCTTGAGTCTGTAGACTTTAAAGTAGAAAGAGGGAATGATTAATGGTTGGAGCATATAGTGAAGTTCGTAAAGCTATTAGACGTGCTGTTATTCAGTCTCTTATTGAATATTTCCCTACAACCCAAGAACAAAATGATTACATATTCTTCTCACATTCGGGGGGAACGGAGCCCGCTAACCCTTTTGTTGTCATTAACATTCTTGGGGTTGAACAACAAGGTCATACTCAAACAGCTTCTACCACAAACGAACAGTTTGAATTAATTCATCAAGTTGCATACGAAGTGAATGTTCAGTTTAGCTTTTGTGGCTCTACGGCTGGAGACATGGCACAGAGTTTTACTCAAAGAGTTAACAATAGTGTTCTTTCATTAGATGCAACTAGAAAAGAAAAGCTAGGTGTTTTGAGGAAATCGAACCTTCGCAGAGCACCACAAAAAAGAGATACACAATGGGTTGAGTATTTCAATCAAGATGTTGTGTTCTCTTATATTATCAGAACAACTCAAGTAGTTGATTGGATTGATTCTGTAGTTCTTGAAAATAAAATAATTGACCCGTCAGAGACTTTCACAGTTCCTCCGGGCATACCAATTCCGTAATTCTTAATAAATAACAAAGGAATAGCTAATGTCCGAGTTAGACAATATTGTACAAATTACAATTACTCGGGAAACTGCTGCAATTGCAACTGCAAGTTTCCAGATACCCCTAGTTCTCTCTACCCATACACGTTTCTCTGAACGGGCACGTACTTACACAAGTATTACTTCTGTAGCTGAAGATTTTAAAACTACTGACCAAGCCTATATTATTGCTGAAAAGCTCTTCGGTCAGTCTACTGTCGGTGCTGTCCCACCATCTATTGTAATTGGTCGTCGTCAGGTTGATGAAGTAACTATCACACCAACCGTCGCAAACAATACTGTTTATACAGTTACGATTAATGGTACTTCCTACACTTACACTTCAGACGCTGACGCAACTGCTGCTGAGATTACGGCTGGTCTTGATACCGCTATCGGCACCCCGACAGGTATCACTGTAACGGATAACACAGGTACTCTAACAGTCGAAGTCACAACTCCGGGAACCGGTTGGAGTATTACTACTTCAAGTAATTTGACTTCAGTTGCAACCACACCTACTGAAACCTATGTAGATGCCCTAGCTGCTGTTACAGTAGTTAATGATGTTTGGTATGCTTTGGTTGCTGATACCCACGTTGCTGCTGATGTAATGGGGCTGGCAAACGCTATCCAAGCTAGACGCAAAATCTTTGGTACTTCCACTACCGACAACGCATTTACATCCCCAACCCACATTGGCGCACAACTTGATGCTGATTCCCTGAATCGTACTTTCTGGGTTTATCTTGCTCAAGCAGATACGGATTATCCAGAAGCTGCATGGATTGGTGCTCAACTGCCGTACACCCCCGGCTCTAATGACTGGGACTTTAAGCGTGCTGCTGGAGTCACTGTAAGTAATATCACAGACAACCAACGTACTAATATTCGTGCAATTAACGGTAATATGTACACAACTGTTGCTGGACTGAATATGTTCCAAGATGGTAATATGTCTGATGGTACGCCAATTGATGAAATTGTGTTTATCGACTGGCTTTATGCTCGACTACAAGAAGGTATTTTCTTCCGTCTAGCTAATAGTCTCAAAGTACCGTTTACAAATCCGGGCTTACTACGCATTGAAAACGAAATCCGTTCTGTGCTCTCTCAAGCTGAGACTAATGGTGGTATCGACAGGGGATGGAACGTCTCTACCCCCGATGTACTGAGCATAGCCCCTGCACTCAGGGCACAACGAACTGCTGGTACTTTCGTGTTTAGAGCAAGGCTACAAGGCTCAGTGAGAAAGGTTATCATTAACGGGTTCTTGTCTCTATGATTCTTTACAAGTAAGCATAAAAAGAGTAAAATATTCTTCCACTAATTTTTGGAGAAACTCTTTTGAAATTGTTTTATTTGTATAAAATAGTAAATTCTGTTAATGATAAAGTTTATGTTGGTGTAACATCCAGGCTCAAAGAACGTAAAAGAGAGCATTTTAGTAAAAACTCAAAATGCTCTAAGCTGCGTAATGCCATGGATAAACACGGCAGAGAAAACTTTGAGTTTGTAGTTCTTTGTTGTGGATTGGAAGACTATATTATCGATCTAGAGTTCAAAGCAATTGATCTATATGATTCTATTTCCAATGGTTATAACATTCTTTACGGTCATCCGAATCAAATCGGAGTATCGATGCCTGAAGAAACTAGAAGAAAAATGTCTGAATCTCTTCTAAAGTTTTATCAAGAAAATCCTAATTATCTAAAAGAGAATAGGAAGCCACGTGAGACCAAGATGATTAGTTGTTTTGTTTCAGGATTCTGGTTTCCTTCTAAAAACAAGGCAATTGAAATTTTGGGCTGGAATGAGAAAACTTTCTATCGTCGTAGGAAAGACGGAGTTTTAGGCGATGTTTGTGTACCTTATAGTTTGTCCGTATCCCATTCTCCAAAATATGTTTTAGGATTTTGGTTCCCTACTTTAATCCAAGCAAGTGCTGTACTAAAGAAAGAAAAAGAGTTTTTACAGCGCCTTATCAGGGAAGATGATATTGAACAATGCTTGTTAAAAGTGGGTACGAAAAAGAAAACCAAAGGTATGTCGAAACCTATTGGTGTAAATAGGAGAGAGTCTGGCAATAAATACAGGGCTGTCCTTGTTCACAATAAAGAAATCATATTAAGAGCTTCTTTTGACACAGAGGAAGAAGCCGCAAAAGCTTACGACGATGCTTATGAAAGTATTCATGGTATCCGACCAAACAAAACACAGGGAATTTCCCTTTATAATGAGGTATTAGATGGCTAGTGACATCCTAATTGGGAACTACAGCCCTGAAGAAGTGACTGTTACGATTTCAGCAGGCGATGTTTCCCAACAAATTACAGGCTTTGCAGATGGTACATTCCTGACTGCTACGAGATTAGTAGCAGCATCAGAGCCATATATCGGCAGCGATCTTAGTGGTGGTAGGGTTAAGCGACGTAACCGCTCAACTAACGTTACGCTGAGTCTTCATCAATATGCCGCTTCAAATACTTTTTTGCAACAGCTTCAACGTGCCGATGAAGAAGATAGCGGTAATACGTTTGTGGCAGCTTGCACAATAAAGGACAATAGCGGTCAAACCCTATTCTTCTCTAATCAAACTATTATTGCAAGTACTCCAGACGCAACTTTGTCAAGCACTACCGAAACGCGTGATTGGACACTTTTCATGTTCAATTGTGATAGCTATATTGGTGGTAATACTCAACTAGATGCTGAAATGGTTAATAATGTTGAAGCTCTTGGTGGTGTTGTTGATGATCGGTGGAAGATCCAATAGTACGGAGTAAAGCATGACAACCCTCTTTAACTATATACCATCAGAGGTGAATGTCCTGCTTGCAGGGATTATGCCCATTGAGGGGTTTGTAGATGGTACATTCATCTCTATTGACAAGGATGTCATGCCCTACAGGTCACGTACAACAGCTGATGGTAGACCTATTAGGATCTATGCTAATAGTCAAAACTACACAGTTACCTTAACAGTTCATAATGGGTCTTCAGCAAATACTTTCCTCACTAAGCTTTTGCAACTTGATGAGATTAGTCAAAGGGGCAAGTTCCCCATTTTAATTAAAGATGGTAGCGGCAGTGATTTATTTTTCTCAGCTACATCTTGGATTGAAGGACTACCTACCTTAAGTAAGAGTAATACTGTAGACACAAGGACTTGGCGCATTAAATGCTCCTCTGCTGTTATCAACTTTGGTAGTAACAATGGAGAGTCTAGTTTGGTTGAGGACTTGATTAATATTGCATCTTCAGCACTTCCTGCAATTGAGGGCATCCTATAATGGCTAATAGTTTTACAGTAGCTACATACAGCCCTTCAGAAGTTTCTCTCACCATGGGCGGTTATACGCTCTCAGGTTGGGATAGAATTTCTATCAGCAGAAGAACAGACAGCTTTAAACCTATTTATGGTATTAGAGGTAAGCATACAAGAGTTAGAAGTGGGGGAAAAAACACTAATGATTCTTCCTGCTTCATCTCCATAACTCTTAGTCAAGAATCGCAAGCAAACGATGTTCTTAGTGAAATACACAGTCAAGATATTGTACAAGGTACAGCAAGGATTTCCCTGACCCTTAAAGACGAGAGTGGTACTAGTGTATTCTCATCAAAAGAAGCTTATATCATAAGTTTTGCAAATGTAGAGTACACTGCTGACTTCGGTACAAGAGAATGGAGAATCTTCTGTCAGACCACTAATACTTACAATGTGGGAAGTAACGTAAGACCACAAAACAGTTTGTTAGACTCTGCAATCAATGAGATTACATCATTTGTTTCTGGTATCCTTTGATTGTGGACATTTAAATTTTAGGAAAACAAAATGGCTAAGCTTGACCTTTTAGAACAAACAGAAATCACTGTAGGTGATTATACATATACCGTAACTGCTATGCCCGCAACCGAAGGGCTTAAGTGGTTGGAAGAAAACCGATCAATTTCAGAATCAGGTAAGTCTGACCTTGCTGTAATGAAACAAGTTATTTGTAAATATGCCACGCTTGGTAGTATGGTGATTGATGAGAAGAAATTCAATACTCACTTTGCTCGTAAAATTAAACAGATGTCTAAGCTTTATCGAGAAATTCTTGACTTCAACTTCCCTGAAGAAGAAGAGGGTTTTCAGGAACCCGATACAGAAAAATAAATAAGTCTGCGTCGGGTAATGAAACTAAGCTTGAAAAAGAGATATCTGAAAAGTTCTCCCAGCACTGGCAGATATACAGAATAGCTATGCATCCTAAAGGCGGCATGGAATTAGCTCTTAAAATGAGTAGTTGCTATTCTGCCAAACAGATGTATGATGTTTTGGAAATGCTAGATGTATATGATGCTCTTCTTGAGCAAGAGAAGGCTAAAATTAAAAAGACTCAAGGAGAATAATTATTGAACATCGCAAAATACTATGCGTCCATAGGGTTTCAAGTAAGTACAAGAGATGTACAACAAGTTGATAGGGCATTAAACTCTATTGAGAATAGACTAAAAGCTTTTCAAAAAAGATTAAACACCACTTTAAATCTTGATATTAATAGGTTCACTGTTGATCAAAGAAGGTTGAACATTGCTCTTGGTAATGCTTTAGATGTTGCATCTACAAGAAACGTATTTCAGGTAAGTAGATTTAATATCGATCAAAGCTCTTTAAATAGGCAACTTACAAGATCACTAGCTGAAGCTTCCAGAGTTGCAGCAGCCACTGTCAACGTAAGACCTAATGCAACAGGTTCAATTGCAAGAGCAGCAGCTACAGGGGCAGCTTTTGGCAGCTTTGGCTTAGGAAGATTAGGGACAGCAGGGCTTGCTTTGATTGGTGGTGGTTATGGTCTTGGTGCTCTTAATAGACGTAACCAAGAGGTAGTATCTGCCCAACTCCAATCACAAGCAGTTGTACAACAAGCTGGTGGTACAGTAGAGCAAGGACAACAGTCCTTTGAATTCTTAAGACAACAAGCACAGCGAGTAGGTTTTAACTATCTCGATGCTTCTCCAGATTATAACAAACTTCTTTCTGGTTTGACCGGCGCTGGGTTTAGTATCCAACAAGGTCAACAAGTATATACGGGGTTTGCAGAATTAGCCCGTGTAAACAAGTTAGATAGGGTTCAACAACAGCGTGTATTTAGAGCCTTAAGTCAAGTAGCTGGTAAAGGTAAGCTCCAAGCAGAAGAACTTACTGGTCAGCTAGCAGAGAGTCTTCCGGGTGCAGTATCTTTATTTGCTAGAGCCTATCAGCAACAGATCGGCGGTAGTCTGACAGGGCAAGAGGCGATTTCTGCTTTATTTGCAGCAACCAAGAAGGGCCAAGTTAATGCTGGTGTTCTTAACTTCGCTGGCGCTTTAGCTTCACAACAAGCAGCCCCATCACTAGCTGCTGCCAGTACAGCATCTCAAGCAGAGCAAGCACGATACCAGAACACAGTAAACGATCTTGCAGTAGTGGCTTCAAACGCAGGTGTAGAGGAAGGTTTTGCAAGGATTTTCCGCACCCTAAACGCAGGTTTGAGCGAATCAAATGGCCTAGTCGAGAGTCTTGCAAGAGGCTTCAATGATGCTACTAAATTCGCTGATGATCTGCTTCTATTCCCACAGTCTTTTGTACGTGCGTTGGAAGGTAGAGACTCTATTGTAGCAGATTGGCTTGGTGTTGATGCTACTAAACAACTGCAAGAAGATTGGAAAAAGATTTCAGACGCATTTAGTACGATATCTAATACTTCAGGCCCTTCGTGGCTACCAAGTCTTCAAACAGTTAGTAAAGATATTGCCAGCCAATTAGAACTAGTCGCGAAGCTTATTAGTGGTGATTTCACCGGTTTTGGTGATACGCTCAGAACTTTTGTAAACTCTAGATATGACAGTATTGTTGAAAGAGGTGTACAACTACCTAATTATGCACTTAGAGTTGCCGCTAACTTATTTGAAACAGATATGCCACAATTTAGTGGTACAATCTTCGGCGGAGCTAGTAGTACTTTTACACCCCAATCTTTAATAGACTCCTATGGACTAGGTAATAATCCTGCTTCTGGTGACAGTACTAGGTTTGGGTTGTTCTCAAAAGATGCTCTTGGTCCTAAAGAGAGTAATGCTTTTGGTCAGCAACCAGCAGGTTTCGATTACGGACTTCCTGCCAATCAGTTTGATAGAAGTTTCACTGGAGCCGATGCAAGAGAAATAACTAACACCACTACCAATGAGTTTAACATTAGTCTAACAGTAGATGCAGCAACGCTTGGTGGTATTGATATTGAAGTTCAAGCACAACAGCTAGCACAAGCATTTGCAACTAATTTAGAACAAGTGGCTGTGTTCTTCCCTCAGAAGGAGTAATTATGTCATTAGCTCTAAAATGGAATGATCAGAATGGTGGAGGCTTCATCTATTTAGATGCTGTCTCCCTGTATACTCAAGATCATAGTGGGAAGACTACCTCTCACCCTATAGACGTAGGTGGTGTAATCACTGACCACTTCGTCAAAGCAAACGCTAAATACAAAATAGGTGCTGTGATATCAGGTATCGATATTTCGACAGGTACTTATTTAGTTAAGGATAATGAAGGAAACTCACCATACAACGCTAGACAAGCTCCGCCAGAAGTGTCTGTTAACTCTACAGATAACAGCGTTCTTCGTAAGTTTATTCCGAGCAGTATTGGTCAGTTTCTTTCTGACTCTACTCCAGATGTTGTTAGTAATCTAGAGGATACAGACCTCACAGAACAGATTAGAGAAGCTTTAATTTCTCTAACCTCTGGAGTTATCCTAGATAAGAACACAGGAAGATACAATCCTAATATACAGTTGATTGATCTTTATGAATATGATGGCTACAACATCACCCGTGTAGTTAATAGACTTGTAATGACTAACGTAACTTTCAGAGAAACACCTGATACAGGCTATGCTTTGTATTGCGACTTCTCTTTTGAACAAGTTACGTTTGCAACACTCAAGAAGGCAGAAATACCTCAAGACGTTCAGAGCAGTCTTAAAAAGAAAGCAAGCTCTAAGGCCAGCAAAGGCAAACAAGACAGTACAGTTCAAGATGCTTCAAATAATGCAAAAGTAGAAGCTGCTCCTGATATTGATCCAGCAAGACAGGCGGTAGGCAATGGCTAAAAAATATGTATCTTTACCTCTGTTTTCAGATGCTTATTATGAGTATGGTGTTGCCCTTCAAGGTGAATCATATGTGCTCAGGTTTATCTACAATGAGAGAATGCAACTTTACACCATCTCTCTTTTAGATGCTGATTTAGTTCCAATTGTTATGGGTGAAGCTTTAGTACCAAATTACCCAATGTTCCTTGAATATGCTTTGTATCCCCTTACTGGTTATTTCTATATGTATGAGAAAGCTAATCTTTTGAGCAAACCTTATAAAGTATATCCAGAAAATATTAATGAGTACTATGAGCTTGTTTATGTGTACGAAACGGAAGAATAACTCATGATCCTCTAGGACTTGCATTTTCTTAAGGATTCCTGTAAAATAGTAGGCTTACAGATTATTTTGGAGGTCTATTGTGGAAGTTGGTACTAAGTTTGTCACTAAAACCAGTGGCTCTTGTGTAGTCTTAGAATACAAAAGTTGCACAGAAGTGCTGGTGGAATTTTCAGATGGGTATAGGAAAATCGTGCGTGCTGACTCCTTAAGAGTTGGAAATGTGAAAAATCCTTACCATCCATCCGTGCAAGGCGTTGGCTATATAGGAGAAGGGATTTTTGTGACTAGTAAAAACAAACTGCTTACGAAAGAAAGCGTAGTTTGGAGATCCGTTCTACAGCGTTGTTATGACCCTAAATTTCTACAACGACACCCGACTTACACAGAAAACTATGTAAACCCTTACTTTCACAATTTTCAAAATTTTGCCGAATGGTGTAACAATTCCGTTGGTTTTAAAAATGAAGGTTGGAATCTTGATAAAGATATTATCTTAAGGGGAAATAAAGAATACGGACCCGATACATGCGCGTTTGTACCATCCTCTATTAACAATCTTATCATTAGTAATAGGTCTTGTAGGGGTGAGTTTCCTATAGGAGTCTCCTTCAATAAAGTAAGAAATCTCTTCATTGCTTCTTGCAGAATAGACAATAGACAAGTGGAGGTGGGTGTTTTCAATGACCCTTTAGAGGCCTTTTTGTCCTATAAGAGTACAAAAGAAGCAGAAATCCGCAAGGTTGCGAATCAATGGAAACAACTGATCGATCCTAGAGTCTATGAAAGTCTTATGTTATGGGAGGTGAGAGAAGATGACTAATCCTATATTGCAAATGAATCGTCAGTATAGACTAATCATTGGCGACTTCAAAAATGGTAATGGGATTCTAGTAGAGGATTTGCAGGTTACTTTTGATATAAGTAAAAGTACTAATAATAAAAATAGGACTAACAGTGCTACTATAGAAATTACTAACCTTAGTGAAGAAAGTCTTAAAATTCTAGATACAGACTACCCCGCTGCTGTTTTTGAAGCAGGCTATCTTGATACAGGTGGACCTAAAAGATTATTTGCCGGTCAAGTCACTAACGTCTCTACTAGAAAATCTGGAACGGACGTGGTCTGTCAGATTACTATGGGTAGCGGCTACGTGAATTTGAACCACGAGACACTGAGTGATTTAGTTCCTCCAGGCAATAACGTTAAGGATGCTATTGAAAAGCTTCGTAAAGGGATTGGTGCTGATCGTGGTGTTTACAATGGTACAAATCTTAATAACGAAATTATCTATGGTTATCCGTTATCTGGTACACCAAAAGAGATGCTAGATGAGCTTGCAGAGAAGTACCAGCTTGATTGGCAGTTAGACGACGGCGTTCTTTATGTGCACGATAACGATAGGGCAGCAACAGAGCAGTTCCAATTGGCTTATGTGATTTCCCCATTTACAGGGCTAATTGAGCGCCCCTATCGTGTTTCTGGTGACAGAAGAAGGTCTAAGAAGGATAAGGTTAAAAAGCCCGGTGTTCAAATGAAAATTCTTTTGAATCCAGAAATCAAAGCTGGGGACATTATTCAAATCGAAGAAGGTCTTCTTAAAGGTTGGTATAAAGTTGACTCCATTCGTCACTCTGGTTCTTGGCGTGGGGATAATTGGTTCACTGAGATAAAGGGCAGCAGCTTAGAGAAAGTAGTTAAGGATAAATAAAATGATTAATGAAATGCAAGATGTTCTTACTGCTGCCTTTCAATCGCAAATGAATAATGTATATACAGCTATTCCTTGTGTAGTAGTTTCAGTTGCAGGACCTTCTTCTGTGAACATCCAACCGGCAATCAATCAGAAGATGAAAGATGGTGGTGTTAAAGAGCGTCCTGTAATTCAATCAGTTCCTGTATCTTTTCCTGTCTCTAAAAGTGCTGGTTTTACATTCCCTATTAAGCCTGGAGATACAGGTATTGCTATCTTCTCTATGCGATCTTTGGAGGCTTGGAAAACATCTGATGGCTATCCTTCGACACCTTTAAACTATGCCAAGATGGATAAGAATGACGCCATGTTCATTCCCGGTATCCAGACTCAAGGTGTGGCTGTAAACAACCCAAGCAAGCACATTTACGATCACAGTATTGAAGATGCTGTAATGTTTAATGGGCTTGGCGGAAATGAAGCTGAAGTTAGGATTAAACAGAATGGTGACATTGTTCTGAAGACCCAACAAAAAGTGATTGTTGAGTGTGATGAAGCTGACGTTACGGCTAACACATCTGCATCTATCACTACACCAAACCTTTCCATTAATGCGCAAAATACAACTTGGATTGGTGATTGTACGTGGACTGGTAATGTAACTCACACGGGGGTATTCAGCTTCAATGGGGTCATTTTCAGCTCCCACAGACATACTCCGGGTACTACTCCTCCAAGCAACCCCTAAGGAGGGATAATGGATTTACTTCTTGATATGAACGGCGGCGACCTGATTTTTCACAACGGGAGCCTTACAAAAGAATACACAACACAACCATTTGTTCAAACAGTAGCACAGAGGCTTTTCATACTATTAAGAACTATTGAAACAGAATGGTTTCTAGACTTAGCACACGGCATCCCCTATTTTGATTGGCTAGGTCGTAAAGTTCCTAAACAAAGAATTGATACAACTTTACAACAAGAAATTCTAGCGACACTTGGTGTAAAAGAGATTACTTATTTTAGTTCAACACTTGTAAACAGACAATACTCTGCACAGTTTAGAGTAAGAGTTACAACAGGTGAAGAAACAGAGACAATAACAATCACTCCGCTCATCTAAAGGATACCCCAATGGCTGGATTAAGCAACCAAGGCTTTGAAATAAAAAGGTTGGCTGACCTAAAAGCCGAAGATGAAGCATTAGCCGTACAACTTTTCCAAGACCTTGTTGCTCCCGGTGACATTGTAGGAACCACACCAGATACTGCTATTGGTCGATTGATTGGTCTTCATATTCCATCTCTAGCTGACCTATGGGAAGTGGCACAGCAAGTTTATCTTGCCTTTGATCCAAATTCCGCTACAGGTATTGCACTAGATAACCTTGTGGCTTACGGTGGATTGGTTCGAGGAGAACAAACATTCTCTACAGCACAAGCACTATTTAGTGGTGACGTTGGTACTCTGATTGATGCTGGACTTACTGTTCGTGGTACAACAACAGGTGAAGATTACACTGTAAGAGCCTCTGTTACCCTAAACGCAACAGGCGCATCAGGAATTGGTGTACAACCCCTTGTCATTGCAGATAGCACACTCTACACCATCAGCTATCAAACAGCAACTACAACAAACACAATTAATTACACTAGCGGGGTTGGTGCTACAGCATCTTCTATTCTTTCTGGGATTCAAGCTATCGTTGCAGGAAGTCATCCGAGTCTGTCAGCAGTTATTGATGGTAATATCCTCTATATCGACAGGGTGAGTGTTTTTGATGTTGTTAATTTCACATCCAGTGCAAACATTGGTATTGTAAAGTCGAGAAAGATTGGAAGCCTTACAGCGGTAAACGCAGGGCCTGTTACAGGTGAAGCCAACACAATTACCTCGATTCAAACACCTAAGATTGGATGGGATACTGTAACAAACCCAAGTGCTGTTGTGCCCGGAGAGGATGTTGAGACTGATGAAGAGCTTAGAGAAAGATTCCGTCAGAGTAAGTACATCAGAGCTACAAACATTCTTGAGGCTTTATATTCAGATTTGATCAGCCTTCCTAATGTCACAGAAGTTCAGATTTATGAGAACGATACGGATGTAACAGATGCTAATGGCGTTCCTGCTCACAGTTTCCTTCCTATCATTTTAGGTGGCGACCCATTAGATATTGCTGAAAGCATTTGGGAAAATAAACCACTTGGTATTCGTTCATACGGGAATACCATTCAAACCATTTTTGATAGTCAAGGGTTTATTCATGAAATTGGGTTTGAAAGACCAAATCCTGTAGATGTTTATATCCGAATGAATCTTACCACTGATACTAATTATCCTCAAAACGGTGATGACTTAATTAAGTCAAATCTTGCAACCTATTTTGGAACTAATTTTGGCATTGGTGATGACGTAATTTATTCACGGTTATACACACCAATCAACAGCGTTCCGGGTCATGCTGTTAATAGTCTTGAAATTAGTTTAAATGGAACTACTTGGATTACAACAAATATTGTTGTAGCCTTCAACGCTATCGCCACACTCGAATCAAATAACATTCTAATTACTAAAACCTAAGAGGTAGTTTATGACAAGTCCAAATTTTACAGTCATAGATTACACTGAAGAAGCTAGAACCAGAGTAACCGAACAATTTAAAGAACAACCCGTTTTTGATCGGTATGTACAGCTTCTGACTAAAGCTCAGATTGATTTAGAAAACACTTTCAGGGATCTTTTACAGCTCCGTGACATTGACACTGCAACCGGCGCACAATTAGACATCATCGGTCGTATTGTAGGTCAAGATAGGGAGCTTATTGCGGCAGACCTGTATGACTTTTTTGGGATGCAGGGTGCTTTGAATGCATTTCCAATGGGTGATATTACAGATCCTAATATTGGTGGCATTTTCTACAGTTACGGTATTGATCTTGGTGGTAATGTTGAGCTTGATGATGAGACATACAGGACATTCATTAGAGCTAAAATCTTTAAAAATACAACAAACTCTACACCAGAGCAATTCATTCAAGCTATCAAGCTTATCTTCAATTTAGATAAAGTTGCGATTATACAAGATGGTGATGGTGTTGCAATAGTCTTATTGGGTGGACAATTAACACCATTTCAGAGAGTTTTACTTACTTATAGCTCCTACTCTCAAGGATATCCGTCTAGATTAATCCCTAAGACTGTTGGTGTGAGAATTAATTTCGGTGAATTTTTACCTAACCAGTATTTTGGTTTCCAAGATAGCCCTGGTGCCCTAGGATTTGGTGAAGAGTCAGGAACTTATGGTTATGGGTTAGATTATGGTGGTCATTATGGTGACAGTGACTATGTTATCATAAATGGTGGCACATTTGCTTCAATTTATTAATAGGAAAACATATGGCTGAATACATTCTACCCCCTGATTTGAATCTTCAGTGGGCCAGTTCGGGGGATATCTTAAAACCCTCAGACACAAAAATACAACAAGGCTGGGCCCCGGAAATACCTCCGAGACAATGGTTTAACTGGCTAGATAATCGTCAAGATCAAGCTATCGCACATATTGCACAGCATGGTATTAGTGTATGGTCTTCAACAATCGAATATCAAGCAGGTAAGAGTTATGTCCAAGGTAGTGATGGTTTTATTTACAAAGCTCGCACTACTCATACAAATGTAAACCCTGTAACAGATACTACATACATAAATTGGACTAAATATGCTTCTGGGGGTTTACTGAATGTTCAAAGGTTTACCTCGAATACTACATACACGCCTACGCCAGGAACTCGTAGTATTATAGTAGAAGTACAAGGTGCTGGCGGGGGAGGTGCAGGTGCAGGTGCAACAGGTGCTACCCAAGTTTCGGTTGGATCTGGTGGAGGTGCTGGCGGCTATACAAAAGGCTTGCTGACATCTGGTTTCTCAGGCGCTGCTATCGTAGTTGGGGTTGGCGGTACTGGCGGGGGCGGAGTTACTAACGGGGGTAATGGTGGTTCATCATCGTTCGGTGGTGTATTAACAGCTACTGGGGGAGGTGGAGGAATCTCTTTAGTACCTACAGCATCTATTCCCGTACAAAATGCGGGAGGCAACCAAGGGACTAGTTCCGGGGGTTCGTTACTTAATTCACCCGGCGCTACAGGACTACCAGCCACTGTTACAACAGTAGGTAATAGTATTTCCGGTGGTGGGGGTGCTAGCTATCTCTCCCAAGGCGCAGCGCGTGCAATTAACACAGGCTCTGGAGTTTCAGGCGTACTAGGTGCTGGTGGTAGCGGAGCTATCTCGCAAGCTGGTGGCACTGCTCAATTGGGCGGGAACGGTGGTAATGGATTGGTAATTGTTTGGGAGTATGCATAATGGACAAGATTTATGCAAGAGTCGTAGACGGGGTTGTGTTTGAACTTATTCAGACGCCTAGGGACGATAAAGGTGATGAAATTCCATTACATAAGGTCTTCACCGAAGATTTTGTTAAACAATGTGTAGAGGTTCCTAGAGATGAAATTCCAAAACAAGGTTGGGAATTTAAGAATGCGATTTTCAGTGAGCCTCTGAAAGAAAATAAACCTAGCCACCAAGAAGATTATACCACACTACGTTTAATAGCATATGCAGACCCTATTAATGGTAGTGATAGGTATTTTGCAGAAGCTTTGGCTCTTCAAGCTGATGGCTACACCGCATCTTCTGTTGAAGTTAAAGAACTTAAACAAAAAGGTTTAGCTAGAAAAGAAGAAATTAAACTAGCTTATCCTAAATCTTAGGGAATTATTTATGCCACAAAAAACGAGTCCCTTCCTAGAAGGCAAATGGGGCTGGAACCTAGGCGAGGGAAGTTGGAACACTGGTGCTGATGAAAACTGGCTTAAGTTTTCCTACATGTTCGATAGGAACGTAGATGGAATTGTATCTAGTCTGCCTCCTGCCGTAAATGGTCAAGCTTATTTCAACACAGTAGATAATAGATTCTATTTTGTTGTTGATGGAACTTACTACTCTTCACCGTGCCCTAAGTGGTTTGTCTTTGTTGTAAGGACAACCGGTGAGCAGTATCAGTTTGACGGTAGTGTGGCGGTCCAAATACCCACTGTTTCCTCTATTAACTCAAGATTAACTACTGCAGAAAACGAGTTAGAGGTTCTATTAAATCAAACTTACGATACAATGGCACAGTTATTAGCTGCAACAGTACCAATAACTGTGAATTCAATATATTTAAGAGGCTATCATACACCAAATGATGGTGGTGCACAAGCCCTTATTCGCATTGCAACGCCATCTACAATTAAACCGTGGCATAAGCAATCTGCCGATGGGGCGTGGTGGCTAATAAAAGCTGATAGAATAACCATTGTTATGTTTGGAGGAAAGCGCACCTATGCGTTTGATAGTAGACCTGCACTAATCGATGCGCTAGAATACGCACAAACTTTCAACGCTTCTTTTGATGAAATCGGGGTTTATGGTATTGTAGGTAGCATCGAGGTTTCAGATAGGCCTATAGCTTTTAAAGGTCGGGGCGCTGTGGCAAAGATGCACTATCAAACATTTGACGATAAGCGGTGGTTGCGAAGGGGGACCGATACAGATGGTATTCTGTTTAAAGATAAAATTCCCGGCGCAACCCTCATATTTAAAAACGGCGGGCCCGTAACAACGTACAACTTAACAAACAGAACGGACGACTACGCCACAGTTAAGCCATGTATATGCCTAAAGTCAAATAGCAATGAGCTTATAAACTTTGCGGTAGTTCAAGACAACGACTGTTTTGACGAAGATGGAAATTACACACCTCTATACGATCAGAATACTGCAACAGATTACGATATGGGAATTTTTAATATGGACTCCCCACGAAATCTACAGCAGGACATGACCGTATGGGGATATTTCGATAAATCAGGCACGACGATTTGGTCACAGCCGGGCAATGATGACCCGGACGGGAACATAATTGACCGGGGCATGTATTCCGGTCGTCATGGGATTTCTCTTCTTGGTGCCAGTTCGCCATCGTCCCAATCCCAAGGGTTGTCGGGGACTATGATTTACGGAACGACCATTGGATCAAAAGATAACAACTCCCGCGTAGCCAACGTTGGCGGCCTTACTGTTGCTGACTATTATGTAAACGCTGACGCAGAAAAATGGCGATGCCTTTACATCGATGGCGATGTGAGCGTAAATACTGTAGATCTGGCTGGGCAATTTTTCTCCAGCGTGATTTTCAGGTCTGCTATTAACTACCCAGTAGAACTTGGATACTGCTCAAGTGTTAAATTCTTGGCAGGAATATTGGAAAGCGGTAATTATGGAGTGCCTGGTTCAAATACCACGAAATGGCTTGCAAACCTAAATACAGGTCCAGGCGTGGTGATTGACGAAATGCGAGTTGCTGAACTCGGCGCCTTCTTCCATCCTGAATTTGCAGGAAGAATACCTTTCAGGATAAGCGGTGGCATTGCGGGTAACGCTTCTGCTATTTATTCCAAGGTAAACCCAAACGTTGCAGGCGGTTTTTCTGCAATGAAGGTGGGTATTGGGCGCGGTGTTGGCGACGTGGGCATACAGTTCACATCTGACCTGGCATCAGAAAACAATGGATTTGCATTTGGTTATGATATTTCTGAAGACACTATAAGACTTTGGCATACCGGAGTAGAAATATTTTCTGCAACACCACAAGGTGTCTTTGTTCCAAAACTTACCGCCCCGCAGGCGGGTGCAGTTCTAACTATTTCTTCAGGATCGATCACACCAACAACCTATCAGCATGTAATAAACGGCGAAGGCGGCGTGGCGGACGACCTTGTTAATATTGCTGCTGGCGTCTCCGATAGGCAGATTCTCGACCTTCGAATCGGAAACGCCACTATCACAGTAAAAAATGGTACCGGCAACATCCGCTGCGGGTCAGATAGGGTGCTCAGTAGCTCTCTCGATAGGATATCCTTGGAATGGGCCGCCGGCAGTGCTTTGTGGGTGATGCGATCTTTTGCGGATAACGGATGACAAAAATAGCACAAGGATGTGCTTTATTTAAAGAGGGAATTATGGTTGATTATAAAAAAGCAGCAAGTTATCTTGGTGTAGAAGAGGCTTCTGTAAAAGCTATTGCTTCAGTTGAGTCAAACGGCGCTGGACTGACCAAAGACACTCAAGGAAATCTTGTCCCTAAGATTCTTTTTGAACGTCATATTATGTTCCAACGCTTGCGTGACTACACGCCAATTAAATCTGCTGACATGGCTGTTAAATACCCAGATATTGTAAACCCAAAAGCTGGCGGTTACAAGGGCGGTTTAAGTGAGCACGAAAGGCTTCAAAGAGCAGTACTAATTGATCGTAATACAGCTTTAGAATCTGCTTCATGGGGACAGTTTCAAATTATGGGCTACCACTGGAAAGCCCTCGGTTACCTGTCTGTTCAAGCTTTCGTAAATACTATGTACTCTGAGCAAGGTCAATTAGAAGCTTTTGTTAAGTTTATCAAAGCGGATAAAAGACTTGTGAAAGCTTTACAAGAAAAAGACTGGGTGACGTTCAGTAGGATCTACAATGGACCTGCGTACCAAAAGAATAATTATCATATTAAGATGAAAGAAGCCTATGAAAAATTTAGTAAAGAAAGTTAAAGTTGTACCTCATTGGCGAACTGTCCTAAAGACATATTCTTTCTGGTTTTATCTTAGTGCTATTGTACTTACCTTTGTTGAACAGATCCTACCTCTAATGGGCTTATTGGAGCCTGTAATGACAGGGACAACATACGCTGTAATTGTGTTCTCTTTGAACCTTCTTGGTGTTTGTGCACGTTTCATTCAACAGCGTAAGTTATGGTCTTATCCTGCACCAGAGCCGCTAGAACAAGAGAAGGAAGATAAACCATGAAATTCTTGCTTGGAATCATAGCTGTTCTTGTCCTTCTATGTTATTTTCTAGGCTATAAAACATATGATTTAAGCGAGGAAAAGGCTACCTTTGGTGTTGCCCTTACCAGCGCTCAGAAAGCTCTAGAATCATCTAAAAAAGCCCTAGAAACTAAAGATTCTTCGTGTAAACAAGATGATGCTTCTGTAGTAGAGCTTGATGCTGAAAAGAATGTAATTGCAGATAAAGCTGAAAGCATCACACAAGAACTGAACAAACTCCCATCCAAACCAAAGGATAAAAACAATGTCATTCAAAAAGACGTTTATTTGCCTGATGATGGGTTACTTAGCCCTGAACTTGTCGGCTTGCTCAAACAGTCCTATTGTAACACAGAGCCAACAGATAACCTATGTCTCGCCCCCTGATTCTTTATTAATTCATCCGTGTAAAGCTGTTCCTGCTGGTCAAAGCTTAATTGAACTTGCTATTGCTTACAACAAGAACACATCTTGTATTGCAAAGTATAAAGCACAGGTTGAGAAAATCAGACAGAACCGCGATAAACAGAAGGAACTGTACAATGTCAAATGATGCTAACGGGAAGATCGCTAATCTAACTGAACGTGCTGCAATTGGTCTGCTAACTGTTGTTATCGGTTTTATGACTATGCTTTACAATGGACAGCAAGAGCGTATTAAGGATCTTGAAAACAAAGTTGTTGTGCTACAGACTAGCAAAGTGGATAGAGGCGATCTTAAAGAGTTTAAGGAAGAAATCAATGCCTCTATTTCAGCTATGAAGAGTGATCTTATTGCACGCTTAGATCTTTACTTTGGAAGCATAAAGAATCAGAACAAATAGGGAGTAGGTATGTTTTGGGAAGTTGTCAAAAGACTTGTAGACCTCAGTTTCTTACTCCTTGCAATTGTTATGACAACTATCCTTTGGACTGGTTCTGTAAACAATAACAAATCGTTTGATTTTGAGAATGGATTCAATGTTCTTAAAGAACAGATAGACAAATCTATGACTGATAACCTAAACTACTATGAAGGGCGCCTGAACAGGCTTTCTCGTAATGTAGATGATTATCAGTCTAGTATGTCAACTAGGCAGGATATTTTAGAAGGGAAAGTTAAAGCTTTAGAGCTTGAGAATAAAACCCTTAAGAGTCAACCGAAAAATATAAATAATAACTTACTCAATAACACAGTTAATATTGAGAAGTAAAGAACAAATACAAGAAGCCCTAAAAGCCCTATATTCGATGTTAGCCAACATCTTTCCTAGAACGCCCTTCCTTGATTGGTTGGGCGTTTTCTTTATGTCTGGAATTTACCAATTATTATAGTTGGTGATATCTTTTTCTATGTCAAGCTCTTCACATACAAATTTAATAGTCGGTCCGATTGAGCCGGGATAGACTTTAAAGTAGTAGTCGTAAGTTTTACCATTAAGATCAGTAAGCCGCTCCATTGTCTGTTTCAATTCTTTAATACTTCTCCGCTCGATCTCGTCAAAATTCATAATCATTCTTTAGTTTCCTTCACACTTGTTTCAAATTTACTTTTATCATACTGAGGTTTCTGAGGAACAACAACCTCTTTCCTTACAGGTTCTCCTTTACTAACTTTCCAATCAATCCACACTTTCCCTGCTGTAAGAATAGAGATAAGCATTACAAGGATTGCAACAAGATTTACGAATGGATTTCCTCTCATTTTGAGTCCTCAATTCCCATGCTGATCAGCGGTGCCATCATAAAACCGACTGTACCCACACAAAGAGAAACAATACCGGCGGGCATTGTACTAGGAATGCAAATCAAAATAGCGCCCAGAACTACAAAGCCAAGCGAAGATAGTAATACCTTAGTCATAATTTTCATCGAATAATCTCCTCAAACAAAGGTTTATCAAAAGCCTCTAACATCTTTTGTAATGTGTTCTTCACATCTTCAGGGTTTTCCCAATGATTTGGATCAATAAAATCTTGTGTCCAAGCTGTCACTTCTCCCTCCTTGTCGTAATATACTTCAACAATCCCATAAAATCCATCTTTATTTTTAGCTAGTCTGTAGTTCCAAGTCACTTCTGTAGCCCTCAGTACCAAATTTTATGCCAATCTTTACCGTCATTGCTACCATAGCATTTAGTAGCAACAGTTTTAGTGATTGCGTACCCTTCCATCTCTCCTCGCTCAGCACAAGAGGAGGTCATCCACCAATAGACTAAACCAGTTGGTACAGCAACGATTAGAAATACCACAGACCAAAAGTTGAGTTCATTCATCATTTCGTTTCTCCAAACAAAAAGAAAGAGGCAATGTCCTTTTCAGAACATGCCTCAATGATAGATTAGATTTTAGGGTGTGTCAAGCAGATTTCATAGCTCATCCCAGCCATCCACAGAATCAGCCATGTCATAGCTGGTGACGCTCGTTTCAAAGAAGTTTTCTTTCTTATTGCCTTCCTTGTTAGACTGCGTTAGATGTTTATAGGGATCTTCTACGTTCTCGTACAAAGGAGGGTATCCAATCCGAGCAAGTCGATCATTACCTAGCCATTTAACATACTTCTCGCTGCTGGTTTCAGAGATACCTAGAATACGATTACCGTAGGTTGTTTTACAGTGAGCAATCTCTTGCTTCACTCCTTCGTCAAAAATAGAGTGGACGATTTCAACAGAAGGTTTAACTTCTTTAATCATATTCATGAACAAGCCTACATGAGTAAGCTCATCACGGCGAATATAATCAATCTCTTTAGCCGTACCTACAATCTTCCCTCGGTGTGCGAGCTGGTCAAACAGATTAAATCCTTGGTAAAAATAAACACCTTCAAGCACCAAGTTAGCAACCAAGATTTTATGAAGATTTTCAGTTGTCTTGTGTTCTGCGAACTCTTCAGCAATACTTGCTACAAACTTATTACGCTGTTTCAGTGCTTCATTGTTACGCCACCGGTTATAAATAGCATCTCGATCTTCACTTGGATACAAAGCTTCCATAATATACTGATAAGTTTCACTATGAATAACTTCTTGGAAAGCTTGAATAGTGAGAAGATTCTTAACAGCAGGGTTAGTAACGTAATCCGCAATATTTGGCAGGTTGTTTACTTGGAAACTGTCAAGGAAGATAAGAAAGGATAGTGTATCTCGTACTGCCTTGTCTTCATCTTCTGTAAGTGTTTTTACGCTAATCTTGTCTTCTACTAAGCTTACCTTTTGAGGAAGCCAGAAGTTGCCCACCATAGTGCGGTAAAGAGGGTTTACCCAGCCATATCGAATGTTGTTAAGGTTAGCAATACCTGTAGGATTACCACCAAACAAAGCTTGGTCGGAGAACGAGTCTCCTCCAAGCTCGTTAAAAAGTTTTACACGTTCTAGCAAAATCAATCTCCTTATCCAGCGCAACCAACACAAGCACCATTATCTTTAACAAGTTCCTCACCTTTCTTGATGGTTCGGATATAGTATACAGCCTTTGTTTTCTTTTTCCAAGCCTGATCCCAAGTATCCCACAACCACTTAGCCTTAAAGCCTTCTTGGTTCTTATCCATCAGATACTCAGCACTAATACCAGTATCTGTAAACTTCTGCAATGCGGATACAACAGAGGTAAGTTCCCACGGTTTGTACTTAGTAACGTTACGTGCGTAAGAAAGAGGATTATCTTTCAAATACATTGCAACTACGGGCATAGGACCATCTTTATTATCTTCAAAGTACATTGCTGAATATACAGGGGTCCAGCTAGGACCAGCATCCATAAACAAAGCAGTTGTAGTATTAGGCGCTGGGCTCGTCATTTGACTATTACGAATACCGTACTGGTCAATCTCTTTCTGCAACGCAAGCCAGTCTAAATCATCACAAACACTCTCTTTATTGAACTTGGAAATCATCTCTCCTGTATCCCACATACTACCTTTGAAGGCAGGATATGGACCACGCTCTTTAGCCAGTTCAATACTACCTTTCACACAACCATACATAATCCTTTCTGCAACTTCAGTTACAAACTTAGTGTTCAGGAATGATACACCTTCTCGTGCAATGATGTCGTGAAGACCTAAAATTCCTACGCCAACTGTACGATAACGGGAGTTGTGATTAGCACTTTCCTTCACGGGAGGCGCTGTTAATTCAATACCATTGTCCAGCATTCGTACAGCAACTTCAGCTTCGTTTGAAAGTTCTTCCATCGGAATACGCCCAGTAACCAAGGACAGTAAGTTGCAAGTGTGTGCGTACTCATCTGGCTTCATGACACTAAACGATTCAACACACAGGTTAACGCAATAGATATTACCTTCGTGTTTGTTTGGGTTATTACGGTTAATTTCATCAGTAAATGCAAGATAAGGGAGACCAGTTTCAAAAGCTACTTTCATCAGTTTCTTAAACAATTCTTTCGCATTGTACTTACGAACTACCTTCAGCAATCCACGATCAGCAGCTTCTACGCAAGTGTTGTAAGCTTCTTCAAACTGAACATCGTAACACTCAGGTAAATCAATATCTAGTTTTTGTTTAACTTCATAAGGACAGAAAGTGTACCATGTAGCAAGAGGATCGTCTTTCAGTTCCATGAATTTATCAGGAACGCAAACTTGGAGCATTACATCATGTGCCTTACGTCGCTGATCGCCAGCTTCAGTTTGAAGATCAAGGAACTCTGAAATGTCTGCATGCCAAACGGGAAGTGCTGGAGTGATGGCACCTGCACGTTTACCGCCTTGGTTTACAAACACAGCAATGTCGTTAAGAATCTTCACCCAACCAATAACACCAGTTGCAGCTCCTTTATTGCCCATCAAATCAGAGCCAGCAGCACGCAAGAAACCGAGATAATAACCAAGACCACCCCCAGCCTTACTAATCATCGCAGCGTTCTTATTGTTGTCAAAAATGCTTGATAAATCATCTTTTGGAGCAATAATAAAGCAGCTACTAATGTTACCATTAGCCCGTAGGTTCGAAAGCCATGGACTAGCTAAGCTTTGCCGACGAATACGGATCTTATCAAAGAAGACTTTACACCACTTCATTCTATCTTCTTTCTTCTCTACATAAGCAAGGATCATAGCTTCGCCTGCAAACATATGCTGTAGGCATTCATTCTGCATCAGATACTTACTCTCTGCTGTTACTACAGAAGCGTATGAATGATTAAGGTCATAGGACTCATCAATCCATGTATCAATTTCATCAAGTTCTTCGTCAGAATATGAGGTGAATGCAGGATGCTTCCAAACCCCAAGTTCTACTTGTTCCTTAACAAACTCTTTAAAGCTGATGTTATAAGACCGAGTATCTGCCCAGCGATTCATAGTCTTTAGGCGACCAGCTACAAACACCCAATCAGATTCTTGGGGCGACACAAGAGCTTTAGAATGCTCAATCAGATTTTGCTGTAGGGTTGTAGTGCTGATACCATCATAAAGAAATTCATCAAACTTAGACTCAAGAGCTAGAGGGTTAGCATCCAAACCCTCACATGCCCATTCCACAACTTGTTTAATTTTCTCTACTTCAAAATTCTCTAAACTACCGTCACGCTTTGTTACTTTCACTTAAATCTCCTTATGTTTTTCTTCTTTTACTGCACGTTTTCCTGCTGATTTCGATGTAAACGCTTTCTCACTACTACCTTGTTTACTCATCTGTTCAAGCTGTAGTTTAAGCCCAATATCGCCAGTACTTGCTACTTTAGCATTGAATGATGCAAAGCCACTTGCAAGCCATTCAGAATCGAGACGTTCACTGCTTACAACCAAAGGGCCATTGAACACAAATGGTTTACCTTCTACTGGTCGATGCTCACAAGACACTACTTCGTAAGGTTGGTTGTAAACATCACAACCCCATTTGTATAGAATATCTTTAAACTTCTTTTCATCACCAGATTCAATTACTGCTTTAGCTTCTTTGTCTTGCATTAGCAGGTAGAAGCTAATGTTACGTGCAATTTCACTCATTCTTCATCGTCCCATACCGCATCTTCTAGATAAAATTCTTGTGCTGGTTGATCTTCAAGCCAAGATACGTAGATTTCTTCACGAATATCCATAATGTGCCTAGCGGCATTTGCGCTAGTAAATCCGCCACGTACTTGATAAAGGTTCCACAATTCATCTAGGTAACCACAAAAGCTGTAATCTACTTCTTTCATTTTACTTCTCCTACTAGAGCTTGCCAAGAAACAGGGAACAGCTCTTCAACAATCTTTGCAACTTCTTGTGCGACTAGCCGTGTCTCATATTGAGTGTGTGGATCAAGACGAAGCTTAAGCATGTCACAGAAAGCTCCCAGTGTTCCACTCCAAACCCAAGTCGTCATCATATTTTGAGGAAGAATCATACGGGCTTCTTCAGCACAAATACCTTTCTCAATCAACCAGTCATACTTTTCAAGTGCATCAAGATTGTTACTTGAGAGGATTACCATTGCTTGGGAGTTCAACAACTCTTCCGCATCACCAGCAGAGCCTTGTTTTACATTATCCGCAGCCATACGCCAAGAATCTGGCCGGTAGAACTCTGGCTTATCTTTCACATAACGACGGCTTACTTCATTCCAAGGCATAAATTTGTGTTTAACAAGCTGTCGTGCAACAAATACAGGAGCCTTTACGCGAACGCTAATAAAGCTGTGATTAAATGGTGAGTAATGTTTGTGTGATGCAAGGTAATTAATCAGTTTTACATCTGACTCTTTTAGTTTGACATAACAACCGTCCTTTTCTTGATGGGTGCTTAACCACAGGTCACGTTCTTCCCATTTCGTAGTAAGGATGCTGATTCGCTCTTCCCAATCACTTTCCTTATCAAAAGAAGTCCTCGCAGCGTTGCATACACTCAAGTCAGATCCACAATAATCCACAAGTTCAACTTTAATCTTAGACATTTGTATAATACTCCCCATTCTTAATGTTACACAGTACTGTTCGAGAAACACCCAACTTCTCACATAAAGCTTTTACTACTCCGTTCCCAGCCTTTTTACCGTCGAGACTTTTATAAAAGTCTCTTACCTCTAATACTTGTTCTGGTGTAAGCTTAGCGTTGGTTGGTGTGAACCCTTGAGCAGCTCTTGCAATTTTAGCTGTAGCTGAACGTTGCTCTTCAGGTTTATCGAGTTCATTTTCAGATGCTGTACCAAGAACGATGTTAGTTTTACTTAGATTAAACTTATCTCCGTCTAGGTGACGAACATGGACACCTTCTTCAAAAACTTTGGCTCCATAAAAACACACTGCTGCCAACTTGTGCATAGGCACACCAAAAACTTCCCCCTCCCAATTAGTTGAATACATAGGATAACCGTTTTGATTCTTGGAGTTAAGCGAAAGCTTACCCTTTGGGCCGAATACTTCACCTTCATCGGTGACGTAGTATCCCCGACTTAAAGACTCCAAACACCTACGAGAAACCTTAGACAAAAGTGCTGCTTGAACAACAGCAAGGTCATTTCCCATCGAATCTAGCACTTCTACTTTAATCTGGCTCATTAATAACTCTCCTTTGGTACAAACTCATTCAATTCAACAGCAACAAAATCAACAGGCTTTGCAATCTTACCATCTTCTCGACGTACCGTATAGAAAGCTAGACCGTTTAGTGTTGCAGTTTCTACATAATACTCTTTATCATCACGAGCTTCAAGCTTCTCCTTAGCATCACAAGCCTCATAGAAAGAGTTAAATACTTTCTTTTGATTGTTGTCAATGATTTGCTGAATTGCTCCTTCAACATCAAATCCAGCTTTCTCTAGCATATCAAACAGTTTAGAAAGAATTACGAAGGTGTCTACTGCACCGTCAAGTAATTCAATCATATGTCCATGAGTGATTGCAGAAATTGTTTCATTTGCTTCTTCTACAAGCAGCTTCGATTGAAGCTCAACAGCACGTTCCCAGTCTAATGTACCAAATTCGTGGTCTTTCACACCAGCCTTTTTATTCCAGTCGATAATTTGATTGTAGAAGTCTTGCAGATTGTTCACTTGTTTTCCTTATTTAATTATAGATATTCATCACAGAAAGCCTTCACATTGAAGTCTTCCCAATCTTTAACATCAACGCCAAACAAAACTCGTTTATGCGCATCAAACTTTATTAGATTTGACTCTAGGTCATCAATCATAGCAACAACAGAATCATTCATCAACCATTTTTCGTGACTACCAATAAAGCCCTGCATGAAAGGAAACCATTTCTTACAGAAATACACTTTAGAGCGGTGATGATTCCCTTTCAAACGGCTTACGAACACAATACCAAAATACTGACTGAGTTGTTCAAGCTTTTCTACAGCATCGGGCATAGGTTCAAGATTATCATAAAGATCCTCAGAACGCCAGAAATCAAGAGGATCTTCTAAGTGTTTTGAAGCTTCTTTGTAGAGGCTGTGGGTATCAACCACAACCCCGTCTACGTCAACAGCAATTAATCTCATTGGCAAAGATCCTTGTACTTTTCATAAAGCTCTTTGTATTTATCAGCTTTACCCAACTCTTGTTTAACATCGTCTTTATTACCAGCACGAAGTCGATACTTCAACAGATTACCAAAGCAATAACCTTTAAACATTTCCTTTGTCATTGAACGAGCAATGATTTCAATTGCTTCCACATCAGCAAAGACAGCGTAGTGTTTAGGACTATGTACTGCATCCCGAAGAACCTCTTTAATGGGAGTCAGCTCTAAATCTTCCTCCATAAAGAAGCAATGACCATAACCTACAATGTTAACATGAACACGGGCACTTTCTTCGTGTCCCAGTTTTTCAACTAGCTCAACAACACCTTTAGCTCCGTTATACAAAGCTAGTGGCAGGTGATATTTACCCCAATCGTTAGGTGAAAATTGATCGATTGCGGACTGGGAAAGATAGACAACATCACCTGCTTTAAATTTAGATCCCAAATCTTTCTCCTTTTCTTTAATTACAACTTGAAAAGCTTCAACATCCCAGATCCCACTAAACCCCTTTAACCAGATATTTGGATAGTCGCCACTTACATACCGGTCAATAATATACTCTCCAGTAAAGCTAAGACCATAACTCTCTGGTTTAATTCCCTGCCACATTGCAGGCTTTAGTTTAACAGTGTCTCCGACTTTCATATTTACCCCTTAAACAATATTGACTAGCAAACTTTCCCGCTTTTCTTTAGAAAGTAAGTTTACACGGCTTCTGCGCTGAACGCCAGTCTTTTTGTTACGATATTTCTGATATTTACCAAAATTAGTGTAGTGGAATCCATCCTTTTCCCATTCACTCATATCCAGTAATTCATCCACATAAATATCAAAATTAGGGAGCTTACTAGACCATGAACTGAGGATATTATAAAGCTCTTCAAGAGACAAGACATCGTCCCGATTGTACGATTCCATTTCTTCCCAAGCTTCCATATTACCTTTTAAACACTCTGACCACAATTCATGACCATGGAATTTCTTGTGTTTACTCTTCTTATGATTGGTGCAAAGTTTATCAGTCATGTATTCCAAGCGATTAGATGTAAACCCAAACTCCTGCTTAGCAATTTCCATTGTGTCGATCTGTCGGAAAGTAGAGGGCTTGGGGAATCCATTCAAAATGAACCTGGAGTTAACCTTGCGGGTATCAAATTTCTTACTATTCTGTCCGATTACAACATCTGCTTGATTTAATAATTCCCAAAGATACCCAAGAATCTCTCGGTCGTCTTCAATATGTTCGGCATTTCTTTGGTCATAATAGAAAATCTCATCTTCTCCAAGCCATTTAGCACAAAATGACAGCAGATGCCAGTCACTTTCAATCTGATTAAGACCTACCCCTTGTTGCCACATTGACCATAGGTGGGCTTTCAAGGGTGCAGTCTCAATATCATAAAGAAGAATACGTGGACCTCTCTTCTCAGCTTGCTGCTCTTTCTTTTCACTTACAAACTTAAAGAAATCATTTACTTGTGTCTTAGACTTACCAATTAGGTTTGCAATTGCACGTCCCGACAAACCTTGTTCATGTAGTTCTAATGCTGTGTTATGCCACTCTTTACTAATCAAACCTTCTCTCCTTTAATATAAATACCAAGACTTGTGTGCGTAAAGCCTACCAAGCTAGCATAAAGATTATATTTCTCATGTGGCGACATCGTCATGAAGCTTTCTAAACTCTCATCAAGAATATCTAGAAATTTCTGAATATCCACATCATTCAACTTCTCAACATTCAAGAATTTCTTATCTTTGGTCGGGAAAAGTGATATCACTTTATCATCTTTCATGGTCTAGATTCCCAATTGATTTGTGAATACATAGAAGAAAGTTGAATATTCAATAAATGACGCTGTAAAATAAGCTGTCCAATAATTCATTTATTCCTCCGTAAACTTGGTAAGTGTAAGAGAAGAGTTGTCATCATAAAATCCGAACTCAGCAAGCATTGAAAGAAGTAATTCCTTTACCTCATCACAACCAGACTTGTTTTCAAGTTCTTCCCAAAATTCATCATTACCTTCGTGAATTGTGAGTTTGAATTCATAAGTCTTCATTTACATTCCTCTCTGAAAGCTTCTTCGTCTGATTGTGCAGTGTTTAGTTCACCAATACGTTTCATGTAATCGATATATGATTCATTAGGCCATTGTGGTGGTCGCTTAGAGCAATATTCTTTAGAGTGTTCTCTATCTCCACCAAGCATGCAAGCAGTACAAATCATAATCTTCCCTATTTCATCTGCAATTGCATCAGGTGAGCAATCTCCAGTTACTGATACAGAAACATTATTAACAGTCTTACTTTCCAAAGAAGTTAGAACTTTCTCAAGCATGTATTCCAGCTTATCAAGACGGATAACTAGTTCTGAGTAAATGTGTTGTTTAGTGATTTTATCGTTCATTCTCTTTCTCCGCTTGAGTCAAAGACTCTTGTCTAATAATCTCTCTCACTGCATCACGCCTAGCATCCTTATTTTTGCTTACTTTCACACCTTTGTCAAGCAACCATGCATCGGTTTCAGAAGCTTTTTTCTTCATGATTTCAATCACTTGTTTTTCAACCTTTGCATCCTCAAAACTCAAACCGAATCGTTCCCCAAGAGTCTTGATTTGATGGCACCCAATGTGGTTTTTCTTAGGAATATCAACACACAAAACCTGCAAATCATCAAACCCTACATCAAGCCTTGACAACAAGTAAGATTGAAATTCCTCACGATTTGTACAAGGAAACTCACCAATACGATGATCGACGTTTACGTCTGTCAGCTTGAACATTCCTTTACAGATGTTACACTGAATAAGCCATTTGGTTCTAGTTGAATCATCCATATCAGGAACGACCCTATCTTCTAGGAAGACTAACTTATGTGCTGCTGTCATCCATGCAGAGTCGATAGCCTTGCGAACGATACGAACTAACTCTTGCTCTTTTAGATGACCATCATCGGTGATTTTCTTTGCTAGCTTATCTCGGTTTGTCTTCCTCTTTTTAATGTCCGCTTGTGTTGGAATTGTCATGGGTAACCAATTCCCATCTTATCCATCACATCATAAGCATTCAAGTTCTCACCTTCAAACTTAAGCATTCTAGCCATCATAAACATTTCATTCAACACATAATCCCATGTAATTTGAATAGGATCGTTGCGCCAGCCTATTACAGTTTTAGGTTCAGGGTAGAGCAGTTGGAAAACCTCTTTCATTTTATTCCAAGCTTCTACATCATTCTTACAATCTACCAAAGCTTTGTAAGCTGATTTACCTGCCCACTTCTTATCTGAAAAACAATTGGCTGCATAGTTGTCTGAAGTGTCGTTAGAGCAGATTTGCCAATAGAGATGCATCCTCCCAATACCACGAACATCGTTCTTATCGTCTAACCAGAGCCTGCCAAATTGATTGCACTCTTGAATCCCCTCATCTGGTCTATTGACGTTAAAGAATCTACAATTTTGCCCGTAGTAATCTTTATCTAGCCCTTGAATAACAGCACTCTTACTGTCTTGACACTCAATCACACAAGCATCATCCGCTTCAATAGAAGTCACAATCTCAGCTTTAAACTTACGTTCAAGATACTCTGTAACAGCATCCATATGAAGAGGACGAAGCATCTCTTTTCGATTGTCTTTATACTTCAATAAAGTTGATAATTCAACACGAAAGCTCTCACCCTTACCTAAAAATGCCTTGTACTTATCTGTCCCTAAACGTTTTAAATCATTCTCAACTTGTGTTTTAGCAATGTGCAGAACATGGTCAATAGGCTCTGGTGTTTGTAGGTCTACAATTTCAAACTCATCTACAGCAAATGGGCTTTCACGTTTTGAGTTTAGATCACCAAGCCATCCGCCGCTATGGGCTTTATCTCTACCCCAAAACTCTGTGCGTGTGGCGAACTCTTTTTGCCTACCAGAGGATTTGTGTGTAACGACAATACTGCGTTTTTCACCAACAGATGCTGAGGCATACTTTACGTAATCAAGATCAATTATTGATGTTAGTTCCGTCATTAATCCTCCTCATATTCCCAAAGATCAAAAATATCTTTGATTTGAGGGTCTTCATAATAATCTGACTCACAAAGATTGTCCCAATCTAGGCATTCCAAAACTTCATTCAAATCTACAATCACAGTTTTAAACTGCTTATCTGTAACCTTAGCTTTTCGTAGTGCTTCAACTACAGTATCAAATACTCGTGTTCCACCTGACCAACCCATACTAACCTCCTTTGTACTAAAAAGCCCCGTTTCCGAGGCTAATTGTATTTTTTAGTTGTATTCGCCAGTAAGCTCTTTATAAAGCTCTAAAAACTCTTGTTCTTTGGCAATCTTATCTTCAACCTTATCCACATTGTTGCGAACATAGGTTTCAGCGGCCTTAAGCGTTGATTTCACAAGTTTCTTATCAATGCCTGACTCGTTTTCTTCTTTTACAAAAGTGAAGTCTTGAGCCAGTGCTTCAATATCTTGTTCAAGGGTTACAACTTCTTGGTACAGGGCTTTAGCTCGTTCATACAGTTCATTTTGTTTTGACATTATACATTCTCCTCATTTAGTTTAATTTCAGTAGTGCTTAGCAACACCTTATCAAAGTCTTCACAATCAAGCTCATCCAAACTCACTTTATCAAGCAAACTCTTACTAATCTTACCAGCAGGAACTAAATGGCCCAGAATGCAGGATAGATAGTAGTATTCGTCTTTAGTCAGTTGTAAATGCCAACAAGCTTGTTCTTGTGGAGCAGCAAACATTTGATTAATTACTTCTTTTGCAGTTAATGCTGCGGTTTCTTGGTAAGCTTGAAGCTGTCGTTGCAAGTCTTTAGCTAGAGCCGTATAGGTGTCTAGTTCTGTTTTACAACCCGGAAGACCTAGTTTATGCGCAGTAAGATAAGCACTTACTGTAGCATCACGTTCAAAACTCATTAATTTCTCCTTTAAATGTTGCCGCGTCCTTGCGGCTTAATTATACCTTAAAACGGCACCGTGTCGTCGAAACCTTCATCTTCCTCAACAACTGGAGCGGACTGTGGTGCTGGTTGCTGAGCTACAGGCTTATCAGCTTTCTTAACACTGTAACTGACACCAAGTACATCATCCTCTACTGAGTCAGAAGAGCCACGAGATTCAAAGGCTACGTGCTCTACAACTTGAACAGTGTCTAGCTGCACAACAACTTGGTTATCACGATTCTTATAACCAAACAGCTTCAGGTTAACAATAGAACCATTACCAACGTTCTCAGTGAAAGGTTTACCTTCAAGGTCAATCACATTAACGCTCATTGGATTACCTTGTTTACTAAATTCAGCCTTAGCAACACTAAAGCCCCACAGACCATCTACCAGATCGTAATTAGCTTTACCTTCTTCAACTTGTGAAGAGAGTGGGTATTTAATCTTCCTAGGTGGCTTGCTGGTTTTCGAAACACCTACTTCTGCGAAGGTCTTGTTAACCATTACCTCGTCCAACAACCGGTCTTTAGCAGCTTCGTCAACGAAAGCAGTTACGCTAAACTCGCGATCTTCACTCTGATACTTCTTTTTCGCTTCGTGTACTACAGGGTAGAACACAGGAACATTCTTCAGATAGATGTTCAGAGTTTCAAAGTCACTTTTCTTTGGCAGGTCACGGACAATCACTTCTACTTTTTGCTTAGTCATATTTATTTCTCTCTATTTAATTGCGTCTAATTTTATCGCGTTACTTTTGAGGCTATTATTCAAGCTTTCGCTAGAATTCTTTAGCGTACTTGACGGACAGTCTCAAGTACATATTTCTTTTGCTGGATGGTTGCTTTAGGGAATCCTTGTTTCTTTACAAGCTGTAGCTCTTCACGAGCAATTGACCTTGATTCCAAGTCAGTAACAATTGCCCCTACTTGTGGATCAGTGATTTCATAAGTGTAGATGGTTTTGCTCATTGTTGTTTCTCCTATTAATTGCAAGTTACAATCTTACCAAACTTATCATATTTAACGCTAGTACCCGATGTGAACTGGAGATATACGACGCCGTCTTGGCATACCTCAGAACCTTTACCCGTAAATTTAGACACTGTCCGGTCTACAGCACCACAGCCTGAAAGAGCGGCTAACATCAAACCAATCATTGCATATTTCATTGTTGTTTCTCCTTCTTCATTTTAACTTCAATATCAATCAATGTGTCAATTAGTTCTGAAAGACAATCCAGTGAGAGATTACACTGATCGTCGTCTTGTGTAAATACTAGAGTTTCTTTTTGTAGGTTGATTACAAAATCTGTGTCTAGTGTTTTTACTTTTTCCATCTTTTCTCCTTATCTTTAAAACCCTACCCCATCTATTTTACACGAATCTGTGAGGATGTAAAGCTTTATTTTCAGAAATTAGTGAACTTCTTTCCAAGACTTGCCAACCTTGCCCTCACCGGCTAGGGGAACCTTCAGTTTAAGGTATTCACCTGCTTTTTCAATAGCCTTTTCAATCATTCGTGCAATTTCTTCTGCAATAGGTTCCTCAGCTTCAAATTCGTATTCGTCATGTTGATAGGCGATCCGCCGAACAACGTATCCTTTGTATAGATAGTATGGTTTACGGTCTTTCCACTTCAACCCCCCGAGCCAAGAATCCATAAAGCACCCAGCATAATCCATAGTAATCCCGCCACAGCTTTGGAAGATGGTGTTCAGCAAAGCTGATTTCTTTCGAGTGCAAAGCATACGCCCATCAATAGCAGGAAGATACTTCTCACGGCCAACGGTTGCCCAGTATTTTTCAAGATTTTCTTTTAAAGCTTTTGTGGCTGGGTTTGCATCCCAAAATGCTTCAAGCTTCTGGGTGCCTAATTTTACTGGAATACCCAATGTAGCAGCAAGCTTAGGCCCCGCACAACCATACATACAGGCATAATATCCGTTCTTACTCCAATCCCGATAAGGTTTGAACACAGGGTCATCTTTACTAAATTCAGGTGCTGCAATGTCAAATTTACGGACTTCAGGTACATGGTCATAGAAAGCAAACCGAGCATTCTTAGAGTGTACATCGCCCTTTAGAAGTTCTTCTGCTGTAGCTCCGTTATCGTATTTGTAGCAATAGTGCCCTTGTACTCGACCCTCTAGTGCTGCTGCGTCCCCTGCTGCAATAAGGAAGCCGTCTTCAGAAATCCAAAGTGAACGAAACTCTTTACCTAATAGAACCTTTTCTGATGCTTTAGGCACGTTAACTACGGTTTTATGCTTTTGTCGGTGTGTCGCTGCAATGCCTGTACGTCCAGCACCAATACGGCCATCCATCTGAAGGCGTGGGTTCTCTAGCCAGCCATTAAGAACAGATTGTCGGTTACGGAGACTAAGCCACTTAACCACTTTCTTTACAATTTCACCTTCCATCTTTTCAAGGTTTTTACAGATTTTACCTTGTTCCTGAATCTTTGGGCTGGTTGGAATCAATTGCCGTGTTTGTGGGTCACGCAATGGCTTGTTATCAGGACCGCGTTTGTAGTTCCAAAGCGTGGGTTCCCATCCATTTTCCAAGAACCAATCCTTCATCTGGTCTTGGTTTGCCATCTCCATGGGCATTTTTACATCAAGCATTTTTCCAGCTTCTACAGTATAAACTTTACCGTAGAATTCCCAACCACCGTCTACCTCTTTTCCTTGATGTTTTTCTACAAAATTAGTCCAAGAACTTGAGTAGTCTCCATTCTTCTTGAATGGCTTAGCTGGCATTGCATAATACTTTTCTTCTGACTTCTTCAAAGGCCGTGGTGGAAGTTGTGGTTCAACCTCAGCACGAATTTCTTCCATCATTTGTTCAATACGTTCAGCCAGCTTTTTACCGCCTTGAATATCAAATTTGAAGCCTGACAATTCTTGACAGGACATAAGATAGAAAGACTTTTGCCCACACTTAAAGGCATCAGTAATTGTAAAATCCTTGCCATATACTTCCCGCCATTCTTTTTTAAGGTACTCATATACCAGAACGTTTACATCAACATCTCGCTCGCAATAAACATCCATCTCTGGATGCCACTGCATGAACTCGGCACCATCGGGTGCATTCTTCTCGATCAGTCCTAGTTCGATAGCCTTTTCACGCCAATCAATCTTTGGAAGTCCAAGCATTTCACCAAAAGCTTCGATGCTGTGTCCCTGACGGTCTGGATTAAGGAACATTGACAAATAAAGAGTATCAATGAACTGGACTGGCTTTCCTTCAATTGTGTCTCTGCCAACTGTAAACTTTATGTCCAGAAGGTTTTGCAATACAAACATATCATAGCCTAGACCGAAGTGAAAGCTAATCGTGGGATTTTCTTTCTTAAAAAGAAATGAGATTAGCTTTGCTTTGGCGGATGGATCTTTAAAAGGATTGACTTTAATCTTTTCTCCAGTCTGCTGATTAGTTGCACAGACAGTCCAAACTTTTGTCGATTCGAAAATAAAGCCATCAGCCTCGATGTCTAGCGTAATCTCATTTTCACCTAGCATTTCCTACTCCTAAATTATGTTCCGTGGGCTTCAGTATATCCGGCACCCTCTAAATTCAGCAACCTAATTTGCTCATTCCGATATTCAATAGCTAATCGGATTGCCTCTTCTTTTCCATGTTTCTTTATTTGAAACCTTTTACCTTTTCTATTCCCTTCTAAATCCTGCCACTGAGCAGTAACGTATTCATCCCCATTCCTGCTCGTCCAAAAGCATATGCCTGTTATTCCAGATTTTGAATTTCTATAGGCCCCTTTATTCCTTACATTGATTTCATTTGGAACGCATCTTAGATTCTCAATCCTATTATTTAAAGGATTTCTATCAAAATGATCAATCGTAAGACCATCTTCAATAGGGCCATGGAAAAGTTCCCATACAAGTCTATGGCACAAGTATGATTTGCTGCCGATCATGGTTTGCCATCTTTGGACTCCCCTTTTCGATGTCCTGATGTATCCTACGGAAGTTCCTACTTTGCTATTACGGCCACTCGTTTTCCAAATTAATCCAGAAGGACTATCCTCTGAATACTCGACTCTTTCACGCCAATCGACCATTTAAAACTCCGAAATTTCTGGATGTTGTTGCATATATTCATCAAGATCATACAGCCGACTGGTGTCCTTATCAAAATAAACCACCCCAGCAGGTCCAGTATCTGAAAAGTGACGATTCTTGTGAATTGTAACACGGGTACAATTACGTGTCATCTCATCTTCTGCAAGCTTGTCTCGCTCAAGACTGAATGTTTGTGCAGCAGACTTCATGATTGTACTTGTGCCAATAATATCAGTTTCAGTCAACTGGGAGTTGTTGTCAGTTTTCCGAGTGTGACAAACAAGAATTACACTTACTTGTGGGTATTCTTTGATAAGTTTTTTAAACCAAGCTACCAACTCCTCTTGCGCCTCCAGACTGAGGCCTGCCATTAAGTCTGAATATACGTCTGCAACAAGGATAGTCACGCCCAGTTGAATAATCATTTCAAGGATTTTTTCCTTGACTACATCAACAGACGCGCCACGTTCATCGCAAACCCAAAAACGTGGAGTACCATCCTCTTTCATTAAGAACGGTTCAGCTTTGGCTTTCACATCCTCACGAGACAGATACTCCTTCCGTTCTTCGCCCTTCAAGTTAATCAGTCGCACGCCAAGGTAGTTTGAAAGGATATTTGTTGCCCATTTATCCTTGGTAGCTTCAAGAGATAAGACACCTACGACTTCAGTTGGTTCATTCAAAACCCAATGAACCACCATAGAGTCTACAAACAAGCTTTTACCTACAGAGGTCTTTGCAAAACAGCAAGTTAGCTCGTTTTTAACCAAACCGCCACCAAACATTGCTTGTGCTTTTGCCATGAAAGGGGGAAGCGTAAGCTGATTTAAGTTCGCGTATTCCATAGCTGCTGCCAGAAGTCCACTTGATGCGTGAACACCTGCTGGGCTATATGGCTTTGCTTGCCAGAAATCATTAATAAAATCTTGTTCCCGGCCTTCCACTACATATTGATTAGGATCTTTTAGGCGCATCTTCATAATGAAAACTTTGCCCCGAGGAAGAACCTTAACAATCTTTTCTGCTGCTTCTTCGCCAGCCTTATCGGAATCCATTGCTACAACAATCTTCTTAGCTTGCTGGAAGAAGTTGTATTGTTTCTGAATTTGTTTATAAGCTCCAGATTCACCAATAGTAGGACTAACAACAGCTACAGGATCATACTGTTTATTCTTTTGTGCATCAGAAAGCATCTGAAAAGCAGCCAGGGTATCATGCTCTCCACCACAAATCAATACAGTTCCCGAATTCGTTTTAAAACGAAATTGCCCGAATAGTTCACAATCCTTACCAGTCTCCCCAATCCCTTCAAACCGCTTAGGATGGTGACGAACTTTATACCCTGAAATCTCATATTCATGCGTGGTTGGATAATAAGTAGAAACTACACTGCCGTCTTCTTCAGAATAGGCATAACGAACCCCGAATGGTCGTGAAATTTCAGTACGAATTCCGCGATAATTTTTACTGTCCACCCCGGTTTGCTTCTTAATCTTTTCATTCACTTCTTTATCAAAATAACTACCCACTACTTCAAACTCCTCTTCATCTTCTTTAATTTCACCATGTTCTGCTAGCCAATCATCGCTAGGAACAGTGTATTCACAAGCATGGCAATAACCCCCAAGACCTTCTCCATAGAAGTGGAAGTTATTGCCTGCCCTGTCTTGCCCCCTGCGCCGACAGCGAGGGCAAGGATTCTTTCCAATTACATAATCCTTACTCAACACTTCTCCCCTCACATATTATCAACAAATCCACGAATTTCACTTACAGCCGCTTGATAGCCTTCTTGATAATCCGAATAAGTCTCACCCTCACTCTCTTTCATCTCAGAAAGCTTCTCTTCATAATACTCAACAATCTTATCAATCACACTACTTAGACAAACATCCCCACAATAAAGCAAGCCTGCATCATTATAGCGAATAAGGTCTTCTGCTGTATATAGGCTTGTTCCATTTTCTATGTTAATTGTAAACGTCACTGCTCATCCTCAAAAATAGTCTCATACCAGTACTCATTCTCTGGGAACTCGTTTGTAAGAGATGTAATTTCATGAAGGGCTTCTTGCTCATCATATACATCTTGACAGTGTACAATATCACCTTGTTTATTCTCATAATAAATCTCATAAATATGAGCCATCACTCTTCTCCCTTAATTTCATTAACAAACGGACGACTATAAATATACTTCTTCTCTACTTTATCTTCGCCTTCTTCAACAATCACAGCAATTTGTGTAATTCCGCTTTCCATATCTTTCTTAATAGCTTTCATCAAAGCTGTAATGCTTTTGTGTTCTGTTTGGTTCATTTCTGTTCCTCATTCAAAGGATCTGCATAATAAATCTCTTTAGGTGCATCAGGCCATTCTTCACGCAATGCATCAAAGTCACCTTCATTCCAGCAGCGCAGGAATTGAAGAGGCTCTTCAGTGTACCCTTGACCGAGGACATAGGAAAGCAAAGCATTCCAGCATTCTTCAGACTTTTCATATTCCCGAACAGTTGCTTCCAACTCTTGAATATGATCGTATTGTGCTTTTACTTTAATGTCAAACCAATTGTTGTCAGTCATTGATTTACTCCAAAATCAGGAGAGGATAACCCATAGGGTGTTCGTCAGTATTTAAGTAAATAGGGCCGTCCCAAGAACCAGAAGCCAAACCTGGCAGTTTACGATTTCGATTTAGGTCTTTAACGTGATCAATAAGACCGTACATTGATTTATCGTCTGCCCACTCAAGTTCGCCTTCGTAACCCCACTTACCTGAAGACTTAAAGTACTGCAATTTAATTCTAGCCATAAAACACCCCTCAAAATTTATTCAAAATAGTCAAGTCCAAGAAGATTGGCAACAACAATAGCATACCACTCCAATCAGAGTCAAAGAAATAACGCAATGCGATGTAGCTGATGACGGTTATCATTTCTTATTCAGAACATCTTCAGCTTTCAGCCAAAGCTCATCATCGTCTAGCATTGACAGCTTACCTTCTGCGTCTGTCTGCCAGTTTACAAAAGCTGCTAAAATGTCCTCAAGCTCCTCAATCCTAGCTTGTGCTTTCAAAGCCAATTCAGCAGCATCATGTCGTGCATCCCTATGACCCTCTTTATAGGCGATGTAGGGGTTTGAGTGTACGTTACCAACACCTTCGGGTCCAGTCAGTACAATGTTTGCCGGAATATTCATAATTTCTGCATGCAAATCCATAAAATTCTCCTTAGTAAAACAGCCTATTTAAAACGTTTTCCTCTCTTCCCTACTACGTACACAGATTCTTCAAGAAAACGTTTCTATGTACGTTTTTGGGCGCGGAACGGAGGTTTTAAACCATTATAAACTTCCAACCATCGTCCAGCAGTTCTTGAACAACAGCAAAGTGTTCAAGTGTTGCGTCATAAAACCTACCCTGACGCCCTTCAAGAACCCAATTCTTGTAATATTCAAACGTGTTACTGGATTCTAATGCTTCATTAGTGACCCATGTAGGAGTTTGGTACAAGATGACGTGATCTACAATCTTACCTTTCTTGAGTGCAAGGTTCATGCTCACAATTCACTCTCCTTTTCATCTTCTTCCACAACAAGATAAGCTTCATCTACTTTAGCTTTCAAATCTTGGAGAAGAGTCTCTTTAGTCGAGTCAACATAAACATGTCGTGGCCAGCTACCCACATCGTAACCACCAAGTTCGATTGTTACATTATCAGACCACGGATCAAATCGGAATAGCACAGAATAGCTACTGCTCTTGTTTGTACCTGTACGTTCTTTCAGTTTTTGGAATCGCTCAATCTCTGCATAAAGCTCTTTCACAATTCATTCCCCCTTTTCAATAGCTTCAATCAATTTAGTTTTCACAACATCCTCAAGCCCACACAGAATATCATCACTTTCTTTGCTGTCAAGTGCATAAGGAATGTCATCCTCGTCAAGCTCCAATACACGTTCGATTGTATATTCAATCTCTTTATAACCACTAGATGTTTCGTAAGCGTGTACGTCTGCTGTGATGATGAGGTTGTCAATAGAAATCGTGTATTCCATGATGTTCATCTCCGATGATTCCGAGAGCTTGTGTTTGTCTGCCTATGTGTTAATTAAACACCATTCGGCTGTGTCTGTCAAGGATTTTCTTCGTAATCGCTGTAGAACACATCTGAATCATAAACAGTGCCGTAATCGTCTTTGAATTGCGCAACATCGCAGATGTGAAGCTTGCCCAGTTTACCGCATACGTCGATTCGGATAAGACCTGTTTCTACACAAATGTCGTAAACAGGCCAGTCAAACGATTCTCTGCCCCATTGCCTCACCCACAGAGGTTGTGGAAGACTGTTGATAAAATCCATACGCAGTAAATCAGACATGATGTGTTTCCTTTGATTTGTTTCGATAGACACCAATTTAACACATTTACCAAGGAATACAAATAGAATGTTTCTATTGAATTGTGTGAGAATGATAGAGAGATTGAATTAGACTGTTGTGCGTATTGTAGTAGAATAGATGGACATATCTCTGCTTTACAAGCAACCTTTTCAGGGGTCAGAATCGCTACAGCCTTACTCCTGCAAGGGTTTAACTGTTTTTACGGGATTATATCTTATATAGCACTACATACCTATCACTAACCATTATTATTATCTATCATCAGAGGATGTAAGAGTATTGAAGATTAACATTAAAGATGTAGATGAACAAGAGATGATGTGGAAGGAGGTAACATCCACTCATTTCAATATTTATTACAACAAACCAAGAAGCTTAGAGAAAATAGTATTGCATCTACTATCAATCTATGGTAAAAAGGAAGAAAAAGAAATAAGGTCTTTAGTCACCAACACAGCTAGGATGTTGAAGATCGGGGCTAAGGGTATTAAGGTTCCAAGGAATAAGAACACATATAACCATAACCCACAAGAAATCTCTTATATCCGAATGATGCGAATTTTGGATAAGCTTGAACAAGATGGTTACGTTGATTTGTATATAGGCGGTGTTAAGAAGTATGTACATGGACAAGCAGAAGAATTTGAAACATCGATCACAGAGGTAAAAGAGAAGTTAATACATCTGTTTGAAGATATTGATTTACATAAGGTTTTGTCGTCTAAAGTTGATGCTGACTTAGAAATTAAAGAGCGAGGAACTAAGAAACTTATGAATACCCAAGGCGTAAGCGGAGTTGGTCAGATGAAAAACACAATTGAAATGTTTAATACTGCTTTGATTGAATCTCGAATTTCGCTGAAAGGTATCGATCTACCAGACCAGAACTATAAGCGCGTGTTCATTAACAATCTGACCACTGGTGGGCGTTGGTACAATACAGTAGGCGGTATCCAAACCATGGAGAGTAGCTTGCAGCCATTCTTAGAAATTGATGGTGAAGAGTTAGCAACCCTTGATTTCTCTGCAATGCATGCTAACGTTTGTTATGAGCAGATCAATGCACAACTACCAGAAGGCTTTGATCCATATGGAGTGGACTTATGGGAATACCATGTTGACCCATCCGCTGTTGAGATGTTTAAGATGCGCCACGGTAAGCAAAAATATGATCCAGCACGCAACCTCATCAAAATGGCTGTTATGATTGGGCTGAATGCTGTTAGTATTAAGGAGGCTGCTAACGCACTCTCACAGAAATTTGGCCAAGATAGAACGCTGTGGAACACGGCAGATGAAAACAAATCTAAGTATTATGGCCTATATGAGGTTGACTTCAAGCAGGTTATGGAGTCCGTGCAAAAGCATAACTCATTGATTTCAGATAAGTTTTTCTCTGATTGTGGTGTTTATCTACAATTTGTTGACAGCGAGATTATGGATAAGGTAATCTGTGACACATTGGCTATCAACGAGGTGCTACTACCTTGGCACGATGGGCTGATGTGCAAGAAGTCGGCTAAAGATCAGGTTAAGCAGTTTATGATTAATGCTTGGTACAAACAGCTCGGTTCAATTAAGTTTTGTAAAGTTGAGGAGAAGTAAATGATTAAAGGGAAGAAGAATCAACTTGCTAACGTAGGGAACAGGTTTCAAACCAAAGCAAAGAAAGTTTTGTGTGTTTGTTCTGCTGGTCTTTTAAGATCTCCGACCCTGGCCAATTGCTTGCATATCAAATACGGATTCAATACAAGGGCTGTAGGAGCAGATAAAGAATTTGCTCTTATTCCAATTACACAAGCTTTAATTTGGTGGGCTGACGAAATTGTATTTGTAAATTTTGAATCCTATGCTATGCTGTCTCAAGAAGAAAAGGATGAGATTGAAGATGTTGGTGCTACAAAAACAATCTTGAACATTGAAGATGATTTTGATTGGATGGATGCAAACCTTCGTTGTCATCTGCTCGAACAGTATGACGCTAAATGGGAAAATAAGGAGAAATAAAATGAACGAAATTAAAAACATTGTACTAAAAACAAACAATTTCCTTATCATCGCTCTATTTGTGATTGTTCTATGCTTTTCTGGTATTACAATTATGGCGGGCAGTGTATGGCAAGGAATTGTATTCTTGATTGCTGGAATTGTTGTCGCAAGCTTGATGAGTGGTTATTACATCCTTATTCATAGCATCTTGATTGAGAATGAGAAGCAGAGTAAGATTTTGGAGAATATCTTGAAGGAGATTAAGAAGTGAAGTTTACACACGAAGATTACCTTAATGAAGATTGGTTTCAAGGCGATGAATCTGAAATCAGTTGTCAAACAAAGAAAATCGTGAAGACACGTAAAGAGCATGAATGCTGGTTATCACTAGCTCCGGGTAAAACACCACACAATATTCCTGTTGGGAGCTTTGCTTATTTCGAGAAAGCTTTTGTAGATCGCAGTCATTGGGGTAAGTTCTATATGTGTACTAATTGCATGGATGAACTTCTGACAGAATATTATGGAGAAGAGGAAGAATGAAGCTAACTTACGTTACAAACGAATATGGGGAATGGTGTGGTGTTTACATCGACGGTAAGCTAGATTTAGAAGGACATTCTGTTGCCGTTAACGACTGGCTTGATTATATCAAAATGCAGGGCATTACAGAAGTAGAGGAGTTTGAAGTGAGCGGAGAATGGATGGAAGATGTAGGAACTTTCCCTGCTTTGTTTGTCGATATTCCAAAGGACAAATTCGTATGAGCCAACGCAAGCAAATTATTGAAAACACAATTCAACTGCTACAAAACGCCAAACATCTGTTGGAGAAAGAATTGCAATATGATTATTCAGTGACAGATGAAATTGAAACTATTATTGAACATCTTGAATTTGATATAGGAGAAGAAGAATGAGCATTTATCTTGACAGCAATAGTAAGTGGTATGATTGGGCAGAAGATAATGGTTACGACTCAGACACAGAGTATGATCGTGAGGAGGAAGTATTTAAACGTGGTGCTAATGTAAGCTCTTATTTCAAAAAGGATGATGACACTTACGCCCTCGTGAGTTGGTATTCAGATTACGATAACGGTCGTATGGATATTGAAGTGCAACAAGAAGGGCTTCGTCGTTATGAAGAACAAGTAGTCACTACAAAGGTAGTTTATAAATGAAATCAGAATTTAAAATTAAGTATTGTATTCTTGCACAATATTGGGGTGTAGAGAAAGAAGAAGACATTTCACCAACTCTTACACAAGATGAAGTAGAAGAGCTTTGGGATGAATACAGCGATGAGCTTTACGATTATCTGTACGAATTTCGAGAAGGTGAGGTGCAAACAGACGTAGAAGCTCCTTATTCACGACACTATGAGTCGCAGTCTGTAGCAGCACAACTACCCAACGGCGAATGGGTTGGTTGGGTTTATTGGTATGGCGGCGGAAAACATGGCAATGCAGAGGAGATTGATTGGATTGAATATGCTTACGATCTAGAGTGTAAAGAGGAAGAAAAGCTTGTAGTTGTTCGCACATTCACAAAGAAAGAATGTGATTAAAATCACTATCAAAGCCTGTCTTCTTATAGATTCTTTTAATGAATTTATTTCTTGACAGGCTTTTGTTTGTGCGCCATAATCCATTTAACAAAACAGAAATGCTTTAAGGAGAGATTGCATGATTACTGAATATAACTTTGACGAGAATAAAAAGCCTGTTGTAAACACAACTCGTAAAATCCTTACAAAAGAAGAAGGAACAGATTGGCCAGAAGGTAATCTGGTTGAGCTTAAGAAATATCTTGAAGAGCTTGAGGAAAAATATGGTAAGTATATCTCATGGTCACTTCAATACGAGTGGACAGGTTATGAGGATTGCCACTATTTTATTAGGTACGAAGTTTGGGAAGATGACGAAGAAATGCAAGGACGTATCAAGAATGAAAAGGAAGATTTGAAAGATTGGGAAATCATCTTCAATAAACGTAACGCTGCAAAGAATGCAGAAGCAAAGAAACAAAAAGAAGAGCGACGTAGGCAATTCGAAGCTTTGAAGAAAGAGTTCGGGCAATGAAAACCTTCAGTTCACGAATCCAATCACAACTTACCCAAGCAGGGTTTCACATTCAGAAGTGTGAGACTACGTCTCATTACAAGCTTTATATGAATGCCTCTGAAGCTAAGAATGTAAATGGCTTTATTATGCAATCGAAAGCACTTGGTGATTTGTTAATGAAAGCACATAAAGAATTGGGAGTAGAGTAAAATGAAAACTTGGTACGACAAAGCCGAACAAGAGATTTGTGAAGAACATGAAAACGGCAACTTGACTGATAAAGAATATCGTCAAGCTATGCGTGAACTTCAGCAAGAGTATGACGAATATGCACAGGAGGATGCCCAGAATACTTATAATTCTTGGTATTACTGATGTCTCCGTTTGACTACGCACTAGAGAAATGCAAAGAGACGCCATACAGGCGCGGGTATAGTCGTCATTTTTGTGTGATTTCTACGAAGAAAGGGAAGCTAATTAGCGAAGGAAGGAACAGTTATCATAAGACCCATCCACTCACAGCTAAAGCCTCTAAACGTGCAGGAAAACCCGAGAAACAATGCATTTGTGCGGAGGTTGCAGCTTTGCTAAAAGACAGGTACAGAAAAGGCTACCGACTTACGGTTGTTAGGTTGGACGCAAAAGACAACCCTTGTTTGAGCCAACCTTGTGTAACGTGTATTGAAGTTTTAAAATCATTTGAGAATATTAAAGTTGTGGAGTTTTCAACATGAGCTACGATAAACCTAAAGCGCTTGGTATCATCCAAGCCTTGAAAGAACAGAACAACAACGATGAAAACTACATAGTCGCGTGTGACGACTTAAGCTATGCGTTATCTCTTGCTTTAATAGCCTACTCTTCTCATTTGTCAATATGGGCTGACATTCCTGAACACGCAGACAACGATATGAAACAATATTGGGCTGCATTGCATAGCATTCATAATGTACTAACAGAAGCTGGTGTGTTTTCGTGTAAAGAATTTACTTGACAGTAGCGACATCCTGTTGGATAATCATCACACAGTCAAGTTAACCAAGGATATGAAAATGAATTTCTTAACGAATGAGCAGAAAGTTGTGATTGAATATCGAATCTCTAAGGGTTATGAATTACTAGGAAAGACCAAAAGCACTCTAAATGGTCTTGACGCATTTGTGGTAAATAAAGGTCGTCATTTGATGGTCATTAACTCACTTGGTTATGATGAGCACTGCCAAGGCATGACTTGGAAAATCTCTTAAATTTTAAAAGGAAACCAAATGAATGAGCTTCATCTATTCGCGGGCGCTGGTGGAGGATTACTTGCAAGCCACCTCCTCGGAAACAGTATTGTATGCGCTGTTGAACGAGATGAGTGGTGTCAAAATGTTCTTGTGCAAAGGCAGAACGATAGAATTATCCCAAGTTTCCCGATTTGGGACGATGTATGCACTTTTGATGGAAGACCATGGAAAGGAACTGTGGACTTGGTTTCTGGCGGATTCCCCTGTCAAGCGTTTTCTAATGCAGCAAGAGGAAGAAATGTTGCTGAAAAAGATTTATGGGGAGAAATGTACAGGATTGTACGAGAAGTTTGCCCTACACTTGTCTTTGCAGAAAACGTATCCGAAAAGCCGATCCTCAAAGCAAAGCAAGATCTTGAAAGTGTCGGATATGAATGTAAATATGTCCAGTTATCAGCGAAAGACTTGGGTGCAGACCACTCACGGAAAAGATTTTGGCTACTTGCATACACCAACCACTATGGCAAACTTTGCAGCACCATCGATGCAGAAACACAAATCTTGCCAAAATTATGTAACGGTTTTTGGAAAAGTAACCCCATGGAGCATGGAGTATCTGATGGGATGGCCTTTCGGATGGAACGCAATCGCGCCGCTGGAAATGGGCAAGTTCCAATCGTGGCAGCAGTTGCATTTTCAAGATTGATTAAGGAGTTTTTATAAGGAGCCTTTCGGCTCCTTTCTTTTTGTCTAAAATTTCTTAAAAATATGCTTGCCGGGTGGAATTGAAGCAGCTATGATTTAGCCATACAGACAGAGGAGCCACATCATGCGTTGCAAAATGACTATTCAACAGAAGCGTGAACTGCTCGATTCGTTCAAGGGCAAGTTCATCCATATTGAGTTTACCAAGGCTGACAAGACCCTTCGTGTAGCCACCGTACAGCACATGCAGCATGCCATGTTTTCTGAAGGTCATTCTTCTAAGGCACACAAGAGCACTGTAGCTCACAAACCCAATTACTACTCTTGTGTTGACATTAACAAGAAAGGATGGTTAAATTGTAACCTTGAAACCCTGAAGCGTGTCACTTGTGGTGATGCAGATTATGAATTTGAAGACTAAGGAGAAACAGAATGACTAACGTTGCCTACTACAGCGCCTGCACTGAATACGAGCCGGGTTGGGGTGTTCGTCCCGATGGTTATATTGTTTGCTTGAATAAAGAGTTTTTGCAAGCCAAAGTTACAGAGCTTAATAATCGTCCACGCAGTCCTCACGGCTGGGACACTTACGATAAGCCTAAGCTTTGTATTGTCACAGAGGACATGTGGAACAAATTGACAGACAATTCGGAGCTTGTATAATGTCTGCAAACCTAGAACTCGCCAAGCAACGCGGCATTAGCCAAGAAAACATCGAAGCTATAAACAGTTTACATAAGCTATTAGAAAAGCTTATTTCAAGTTACACTCTTGAGGTAGATTATCAAGAAGCTCGTGATCTTGTTCGATCTGCCAACACAACACTTAGTAGCCTCTGGGGCTTTACATACGACGAACGGTTCGACCAATGGACACCCCGTTTTGAGAGACGTTGGATGGAACTGATGTGGTTAGGTAAGACTTACGAGTGTCAAGACACAGGCCAGCGCAAGACGATTCAAAAAGAAGAGGTTTACGGAGGAAATTTCCTTCGAATCGGCAACTGCTATCTTGACCTAGGACGTGCTGGGGCTTATCATCGTGTCTTAGGGAATCTTAAGGAGATTGTGTGATGGACGATTTCGATAAGTGGTATTACGACTTAACTTGGTCTGAGCGTGACCAGATTGACGAATATTCAGCCGCTCAAGGTTATTATGAAGCTCAATCAAAGGGAATTAAGATCCATGACGGTCAAAAGCTTCTAGTGCAACACATCCTTGACACAGACAGCGGATTGAGCGAGAATAGCCGTAAGATTTTAGAGGAGTTGATTAAATGAAGATTGAATCCGTTTGGGTTGTGTATGAAACACTCGACGAATATGGACGCCTTGGTAAGCTTGTAAGCGTTTGTCGTAATAAGGCTGACGCTGAGCTTGAATCTATCGGCAAGGGTTGGTATGGTGGTGCAGGACGTATCATGGCAAAGAATGCCATTATTCATGAAGATTACGTCTACGTCATGGAGTCTACCACTCCGATGCAGTTCAAAGATGTTGAAGAGATTCGAGAAAAGCAGAAGGTGGAGAATCTCAAAAAAGCCTTAAATAAGCTCACAGAAGAAGAGTTGAGGCTTATTAAAGAGAGCTTGAAATGACCACTGACGACAAGATAACCTACATCCGAAACACATACCAGCACATGCTATCAAAGTCTTGTGTCAATTGGCTATATGTTGCTAAAATTCGTTCTTTAACGCTTATAGAAGCTTTTGGTTTGGATGGAAGTATTTCTTACGAGATGCAAAAAGATCTTGAACAAGAGGTCGAAGCTCTGTATCATTGCTGTGTTGATGAGATTTCAAAGAAAGAAATTTAATTATTAAGGAGAAATAAGATGAAATACGGAATGAAAGACTATAAAGAGCTTCTTGAAAAAGCTATTCGTGATTATGATGACCCTATGCAATGTCCTTTCGGCATGGACCCTTTTACGGAAGGTGCTCGTTGGAGGGCAGCAAAACAGGAAGCTTTGAATTATGCAATTGAAATGATGCCTGAATTTGAGGAGAGCAAATAATGAAACAAAACCTAACAGCTTGTATTCTAGCGCTGTCTGTAGCTTTCCTAGCTGGTTGTGATAATGATGCTCGTGTGGCTTCACGCAATCTCTCACAAGCTGCTGATAACTTTGAAGTGAATCGTCGTATTGTGTTCTATAACGGTATCACTGGAGATTACATGCTGTCTCTTGAAGGTCGTTGTTCTTTTGATGCTAGCACAGCACGAAAGCTTGATGTTACATGCAAAACAGGTCCAAAGGAGTACAAGAAACATTCCCTAGGTCTTAGTGATAATGTGACATACTTTAGCGAACAGCTTCAAGGCACTGATGTTAGCGTTTATCATTACCGTGTTATCTTCAAACCACAGGTGATTATCCCTGATGTGGATGTGAAAGCAGACAGTGAATCTGTCATCGAAGCAGTTACCCCAAAATCTCTAAAATAAAGCTTGACAGTATCTCTGAAATCCTCTATTCTGTACTCATTGAAGTATGGTTTAGGGGATTTTTGCTATGACACGTATGTACATACAACCTTCGTGGATCGATGCAGCCAGCGATCACAATCAATGGTCAGGTGGTAACGGTCAATATCTTGGTGACAAATCCGCTGACATTGCCACGTTTGACAAACAAGGTCGTGCTCGTGTTGGTGCATTCTCTGATGAAGCTATCAAAGCACGTAAACCTAAAGCAAAACAGAAAGTTGACAAACCCATCACCAAACAATCTCTTGTCGAAAGCATCATCCCTCAAGAAAAGCGCTATGCTAATCTTGAAGCTAAGCTTACACAGCTTGAAAAGAACAAGCATCTGATGACTTTTGAGGAGTATTCAGAGCTTCGTATCTTGCTTGAAAGAAAATTGTCAAGGCAATGGCAGCTAATTGAGAAAGCTAGAGGATGGGAACAAGAGAAACCCAACCAAAAGAAGGCATTATCACGGGAAATTCTTAGTGAAAACAAGCGTTCGGCTTTGAAAGCTAAAGAGCCTAAGGTTAAGGCAGAAAACGTTAAACATGATAGAAAATCCCTATCAAAAGTGGCAGAGTTCTTAGCTAAAAATGATTGGGCAACTTTCACTTTAGCTAGTATTATTCTCTTCATCGGAACACAAATCATTTTTTAAGGAGAAACAAAATGCTGAACCTAACTTTTATTGTTGTAAATAGTTTCCTTGCTGGTCATCTTGCGGGAGAAAAGAATTTCAATTGGCTTTTCTATCTTAACATTTTGGCAGTAATACTTAATCTAATAACTGTTGGGAGTAAGATTGTATGAGCAGCCTAAGCAAATGCCTTGCTACAATAGGTAATTGGCAATCCTCTGGCTATTCTTCTTTTAAATTGTGGAAAGAAGACGGAAAGTGGAAATGCAAGATTAATGGAGATGCGAAATGACTTACAGTATTGAAACAATTCGACGAGTGTACAACGACGCTGAAGGCGTCTATATTGAGATTGGTCCTGACAGTGATGCTCTTGGTGGAATTGAAATTCGTACCACCAATAAAGAAAGTAAAGAGTATTATGGAGACATTCGTGTAGCTTTGTTTGGTAAAGAGTTTACACGTAAGTTTATCGATGCCTTAGAAGCTGCCTATCAAGAAATGGAAGAAGATAAATGAACCACTACTACGAAAACATTACATTTGAGAAATTCTCTCGTAAAAAGGAAAGCTCAACACACAAAGAGAAAGACTCCACTAGTCAACATTGGCGACAAGAACGTAAGAATGTTCGTGAGAGTAAGCGTTATATGGGAGAAATGTAAAAATGGTTACTTGGACGCTAATAGTGATGATAAGCGCAGGCTATGATTTTCAGAAAAGCCCTACAGCCTTGACTAGTTATATTGTACCGGGATTCACAACACAACAAGCTTGCAATAACGCTGGTAACAAGGTTTTGGCTAATCGTCTACCTTCTTACGATTGGAACCAGATTAGAACTAAAGCTATCTGCGTGGTGAGTGATGTATGAACAATCCAAAAGAAAATGATCAATACAAGCTTTATCTAGACGGGTTCAATTACATTGTCTTGTCTGTATCATTTGTGGAAAGTAATGTTGTTTGGCTTAAACAAGACATTACAACACCAGATGTATGGAAGTATGATAGGAAGAAAGAACGATTGTACAAATGGGCAGGCGATGGCTACGATGCTGTAGATATGCAATATGGCTTTAGTAAGATTAGTAGTGATGATGTTTGGAAGGAAAGGCAACAACAACAATCAACAGTCGATTATGCTCGATTCTATGGAGATTAGAAATTGTACACACTGATTATCACTATTATTCTCTATGCACATGATTTTCGTGCTGCCGGTAGCCCAGCTATTGAGTCTGTAAATGGGTTTACAACATTAGAGTCTTGCGAAGAAGCAAAAAGGATTTACTTAGTACAAAATATACCAAATGGTAATTTTCAGACTATATTAACTACTGCTGTTTGTATTAAGCATTAAGGGCCTTATGGCCCTTTCCTTTTACACACATCAATAGAAATTCTCTATCCCCTCTTCAACCTTCATTAATAAATTAAATAATAATTTCTACAAAAATAGCTTTACAAGCGAGAGGGATGGGGATAGAATTATCAACATGAAGACAAGCAATGGAGCTTGTTAATAGGAGAAATGATATGAGCATTAATGTAGAATACCGTGTAGTTGTAACATCATCTGACGAGACCCTTGATTTTTACTCTACCGAATATGTGATTGCACAAAGGGAAGCTAAAGTTGGATGTATTGGCAGTGGTGGAACTAACCATACGTATGGGGCTATTACAGAATGGGCTTTGTTTGACAATCTCGAAGAAGCCGTAGAATGTGAAAAGAAACTAAAAGCATTGTTAAAAATTAACATCTAACCATTGACAAGGGGCTGCAAAGCCCCTACAATTCTAGATATACAGAAGAGAAATTCTGTCTCAGAACAGCCTCTAGGAGCAATAAACATGAAATCTAAAGCTTTTACATACGTTTGTGTAGCCGTTGTTGTGATGTGTGTTGTTGGGCTTGTTGCTCAAATACAATTCTGAGTAATTTTACACAGATACCAAAGGAATCTTATCATGTTCACTATCATTCTCTATGTACAGCTTTGCATCAACGGGAATTGCAATGATTACGAACCTGCTAGCTGGTCTGTTACAACACCAAAAGAGGCTCAAGTAGCTTTTGACATATGTGCTAAACAAGAAGAGAAGTGGATGAAAGTGAAAGGTTACAAAGAGAGCGACTGCTACATTGCTGAGTGAACACATGTGCACTGAATAATACATAACCAACAAGAATAATATACTATTAGTATACAATAGGAGCCATTAATGGCTCCTTTCTTGTTACTCCCTACAAGCCAGTATAAAGACCTTATTAAGAACATCCCTAAAAGACCCTATCCCTTACAGGATGCTTGCTACATCCTTCTTTATTGGTGCCTGACTAAGAGTATTCTTGGCTGAAGGAGGCTTACAGAACGTCAGTGAATGTTAAGCCGGATAGCCAATATCTCCTTAAAAGTCAACAACTTTCTACTATTTCCCTCTACCATTCGTCTGAAAACAATCAATTAAACAAAGATTACTTCTCTTTTCTACATTCTTTCAAATTACATTCTTATTATTATGCAGGCTTAATTAAATTTCTTTGAAAATATCGTTGACAGAGATTCTATAGCGGTCTATAGTGAATACATGAAAGGCACAAATCCTGAAGGAGAACCAAATGAATATTCAAACTAAACTGATTTCAGAAAACTATAAAATTGTTTTAGCGGAATTGTCTGTTAATGGCCATAAGGGGGTATTGACACTTTCACAGAAACCCTCCCAAGCAAGGACAGATACAGCACACATAACAGTCAAACTCGATGGGGAGAAATCTGTTAATCAGAAAATCAATACTATGGTAGATTTCGAGAATCTAAAAGACTACTTAGAGGAATTCTATATCAATGCCGAGTATGTAAAAGATTGGAAAATTTGAAAATACCTCTTGCGCACCACTCTAAACATGGCTAAACTGTGCGTACTGAAACAGAAAACCCTCAGAGGAAATTACCATGAAAGCTTCCAAAGCAAACGTAAACAAACTGATGACTAACTGCGCTAGCATGAAGAATCCACCTAAAGGTTACGGCAGCATTGAGACAGGCATGAAAGTAGCAGTTTACCGTAACCAACGTTTAGACTATTGGGCTAAGCAAATTGGGGAAGGTAGATATACAGATCAAGTATTTATTAATGCAGAACAGGACGTACAAGAAAAGTGGGGTGAACCGTTTTAACAATCCCTACTCAAACAGCCCTCACTAAGAGGGCTTTCTTATACCCATAACTATAGATTCCATCTATCAATTCTTCTCTTCTAATACATTCTCTCTTAACTACTATGTTTAAGACTTTCTCTATCGATTACCCTTCTTTGATAGAAATATATTATTAGGATATTTTGAAATCTAATTGACAGGATAGTAGTGGGGTGGTAGAGTTGTTAAAAAGGTCATAGCCCGAGAGGCATATTTTCAGCCAATAAAAAGACCCTCAAAGGAAAAGCCTAAGAGGGTTAAAAATAGGGGGTTAGGATATTTCCAGTCTAAGCAGTTTGTCTTTAACCCTTTGGTCAATATTAGGGTATTTAAGGGTTAGATTGTAAGCTGCTTGACGTTTATTAGTCCAATAGTATTCAGAGGCTTCTTGCTCACTTCTAAAATACTTCTGAATCTTCTCTCCTTCAATGTACACCCCTGATGTGAATCCCGGACCATTCTGAATAAAACCCTTAACTGTCTCGCCATCTCTAGTTAAACTTGCAAAGAATGTATTCACTTCGGGAGGCACCATTACACAAGTCTCTGGAGAATAGATTTTATTACCCTTTACCAAGATGTCCTTGTCTACATGCCAATCATCTTCTTTGTACTGTGAGTCATACCATTTAACATATTCCTGAAAATATAACCAAGAGTCGCAAACGTAAACACCTTTTGCACCATAAGATTGGTAGCTTTTCTTATTAGGTGCATAGCATCTTCCTAACATTGCATCCCAGGCTCTATAAGCTTTCGTAGTAATACGATCAACGATCCCCTTCACAGGAAAGTTCTCAAATACCCCTACTCCATACTTCTTATACTCAGCACGTTCTTTAATTCGTTGTTGTTTGTCGTCTTCCTTTTGCTTACGTTTTAGTTCTCTTTTCTCAAGCTCTTTTAACCACATCCAAGCTTGATACTCTTTCTTGTTTGTAAACCACATACCCTCACCGGAATAACCATCTCCAGTGAACTCTTTAATACCTGTAAAACACTCTCTTACACTCCAACCAGCCTTGTTGAGCCTGTGTTTGAGCATAGATATTTCACACTTAGCCTGTTCACAAAACTCCACATAAGTGTATGTCTTACCTAGGAAGGTTAGTGTTGGCATCTCTTTAGAAACAACCTCTTTAACAAGTTTTGGTTTCCATTTCAGATTACCTACTGAGTTGTCAGACCTATCCTCATTGATGTGCACTACGTTATGAGCCTGCTCAGGATTATCTAAGAAAGTCAGAGCTACAATCCTGTGAACTTTACACAAAACCTTGACACCATCATCTCTACGCATATTCGTACACAGGAAATTATTATTCCAAGTTAATGGACGCAACTCTTTTGTTTGTGAGTCTCTAATAACACCTGTTGTTGATGCCTCGTATTTAGAATACTCTGGTACTACTTTCCACTCTTCCATTTACTACTTTTCTCCTAACTGTATATTATTATACCGGCTTAATTAAAATCTAATTACCTTAATTAAATATGACTTCTGTGCTGCACATCATAGTGATATTTCAGTCCTTGTTCATAGCTCACAATACTTTCTCTTCTGTATCTTGTGTTTAGGGTTTCTTTGTTTTCCAGTGAACGCTTGAAGAAAGGGTAGCACAGTTGGCAAGCTTTCAAATATAGCTTTGCTTGACTCTTCTTGTATTCCAAAAGCTTCATGATATTTTCGGTTGATATTTCATCTAAGAAAACAAAGCATTTGATTATGTTTGTGGTGGCAAGGGGAATTTGGTTTGGTCTGTCTCCGTACCAATCAAGTCTAGCTACGCCAGACACAATATCATCAATCCATAAAGGCCACATATCCAGGTCTTCTCTTCCCCACCACTCTTCTGTAAAGCGTTCCTTAATATCGTTCACCAAGATGATTGGTTTCCTTCCTCTAGCCATCTAGCATCTCTTCCTCAATCTTACGCAACATCTCATTCTGCTCAACCTCCGTCATAACAGCTACTCCATTCTTCTTTCGTTTCTTCCATTCTTTTACACCCATACTGATCAGGTTGTCTGTGTTTGCTTGCATAAGCAGTCCATCCTTTTCTGTGTACTCTGGAACCTTGTTAAAGTCTAGCTTCTTAGCCATATTTTCTCCTAAACGATAAAAGGCCCTCGAAAGGGCTTATTTGTAAAATGCAAAGTATATAAATAACATCATCAAAACTAGCATTATAAATCCAATCACTTTTGCTTCCTCTTCCTCTCTGCGTGATCTAACGCCTCTTCATAAAAGAACCAGGCTATCTGAACATGGCTATCTTTGTAATCATTAAGCCTACCCGGTTTAAGACTTAGACTTGGAAAATACTCTGACATGGCCTTTTCAAAATCTTCTTTCCTGCTCATTTCCTCTCCTCTCTAGCAATAAGAATGTTTTGTGAAGCAAAACGCATCCACATCCTATCTTCATAGCTCTTCATCTGACTGTACAAAGCTTTAAGAGTTTCTATATTCATTTGTCACAATCCCAGCAATACTTTAACTCTAGCTCCCGGATAAACTCAAGACCTTTAATCAAATCTTTTGTGCTTGGATAAAATAGATATCCCATATCCTCAACACCGCTGTTAAAATACATATGCCTAGCTCCGTCAAACATGGCGCTCACCTGAATAACCACTGTAACTAGCTGATAATCTCCTAAATCTGCTACATCTTCCAACATAAAGGCTTCAAAACCAGACGAGTCTTTAAATGCTGACCAATATAGGCGAGTACCAAAGTCTTCGTCCCCTGAAATTTGAATGTACTCCCATTCCCTAACTTCTCTTGTATCATGCCCAGAGTAATCAGACTTAAGCTCACTGAGTTTTACAAAATCTTCTTCGTTTTCCATTTAAATCTCCTTCCATTCAAAAACAATTTCTTGTGTCATAGGAACATCGTCATACAAGACATATTCTACCTTATCCCAATCAATGTCAATACTCTTCACATGAGCAACACGGTACATTCTCCAAGCATCTTCTGTTCTACCATCAGTATAGAAGAAACTATATTCCTTGTCTCGTGTAATATCATAGCCTTTTCTTAGAGAATACTCTTCAAACTCTTCCTTTACTTGTTGCTCAAAGAAGTCATAGCCAGATTCGGCATAACAGCCGTTTGGTTTTACGTAGTTTTCCATTATTCACCATCTAAGATAGGACCTTTATGTTCGTGCCAAGTATCGCAATCCTTTAACCAGTCTTGGTAAGCCTCTGTTGGAGTTTTACCCACGCCTACACAAAGATAATTCCAAAACTCTTGTTCAGAAGCATTAAGAACTTCTACATAAAGGTCTTCTGAATACTTACATACGTATTGCTCAGGACTACACTCAACTCTTTTGATGGTTGGTTTTAACTTTTCCATATCAATTACCCCGTATTTTATAGCATTAATTTAAACGAAACACATAATAGCACACATATTCCCGTCTTACAAGAGAAAACGTCTATTTATTCAGAATTTCCCGTGGTAATGTGTTATTTAAGAGCAGCAAAAAGTCTTGCATCTACATCAATAATCCGAACATCGCATTTCATTGCCACATTTGCAGCTAACATGGCTGAGTACAGTTGGTGATGGGGCCACATAGTTTGAAATTCCATTGATTGATAAATACCTGGAACCTCCCAAGACTCCACCTCCTCTTTAGTGTACTTTGGTGGGAGTAGTCCAAACATCCTGCGCTTAGAGTATAACTGTTTACGCCATTCCACCACTTCTTGTTTACGTTTTTGATCTTCCCTTTCAAAGAATTCTTTACATAACTCATAAAGCTTCTTAGGATCTACTTGAACTGTTGTCATTATTCGTCTTCCTCAAATTCAATAGTCTCTGTTTGCTTCTCGTGCCACCATTCAAGAATAAATCCGCAGAAAGCAACAGCGTTATGTGTTGGGTTCAAGTTTACCAGTTCTTTCAGTGTACGGCAACCACAGTATTCAAGATATTCATTCATATCTCCACCTAGCTTATTAATAAACCTACGAGCATATTTAGTTTCCTCACTGCTATGGTAATAAGCGGGCAGACGTACACCGTAAAGCTTTGCTGTAGCCTTCCAATGCTTCTCATCATCACCCCAATCTAAATCAAGATGTTCTTTAGCATAAGCAATCTTGTCTTTCTTAGCTTGCTGTGCAGCTTGTTTCATTTCTTCTGTAATAAGAATCATTCTGTCCACCCTTGATAATCACAGCAACATTCTCCGTTATAATGGGCATGACAGTAACAAGTATCGTCAATTGATGCTGTTCCTTCACATACACCACAAACTTCCCAAGGACCATCTTCTACGTGTTGCACATGTCCGGGTTTTGTTTCATAGCCTTCCCATTCTTTTGTGCACCAATCGCAATCTCGTTGTTTGTATTTAAACTTCATTATTTCTTCTCCATTAAATACAACAATACACCAACACTACCAAGAACAGTTCCCACTACAATCTGCCACACAGGGAAGATTACAAAGATGAAGCCAATCATAACACCAAAGCCTGTTACAGCACAATAGGCTAAGAATCCTAGAAGGATTAGGATAATCAGTCCGGCAACAAATTTAAGATTTTCTTTCATTTAATCCACCGAATGAAGGCGATAATTTTATCAAACTCCGCATCTATAAGAATTTCCGATGCGCTCATTTGTTCAGTCTTAATCCCAAACTCAGTATCTGTTTTCCAATATCCACCAATGACTGCCCATCCTTTTCGGTTGACTGACTCTTTCCAAACACTGTAAGCAGCATTTACCACATCAATTTCTGATACTTCACAATCTACTGAAATACTACCCTTAATTTTCATATCAATTTCTCCTGTTCTAAATAATTCTTATACACATGCAGAGGTACTTGGATTTCTTTATCTTCTGGAAGCCCTTCTACTTCTTTACTCCAATCTTTACCAAAAAGCTGTGTATCAAGTATAGTTGTTTCTCCAGAAAGCCTATGGATCTTATAGCAATAGTTATCTGCAAACACAACATCATAATCTGTAAAATATTCTGTTGAGTTTTGATGTGTTATTCCTAGCAGTACAAAACGCCTAGGCTTCATTTTCCTAAGCTGTCCTACTGTCATTGTTGTGTGAAGTTCAGTCATCAATTCCCCTCCAAATTGTAAGCCCTGTCTAATACGTCTTGCACATCTGTAGTCCAATGATAAAACACTTTACTAGAATCTTTCCACTCGTACAGCAAGAAAACATTGTTAACTTTCTCAACATAAGTCTTTCTCGGGAGATGGAAACCGACAAAAGCTATCTGACCATCTTGAATGTACTTAAGCTGAGCTTTATCCACATCCTTACTCATATTACAATCCCATTCCTCTTATAACAAAGTTCTAATACATACCTGTTTATAGCATGTCCCTGTACGACTGAAAGGAGTATCCCCTCCTTAGCCTTCTCTCCCATTAATTCTACAGTAATTGTAGCTGCTTTCCTAGCACATTCTTCTAATACTTGTGTTTGCCAAGCTTGGTATTGTGTCCCTGTGCCGCTGAGTCTAGGTTGTGTATGGGCACATGCTGTTAAAGCTATAATGAAAGAGAAAGCTATGAAGGTTTTCATTATATCTAATCCTCTATAAACGTTATCGCTTCTTGTACAGAGATGATTTCTGCTTTATGGCCATAAGACAGTAGTTCTTGAATCATATCCTCTAATACTCCTTTGTTATAGCTTGTAATGTGATTGTTTTGTTTAATTAGGATATATTGACTTCCTGAATATCCAGAAACAATGTATTCATTCTCATTCTCTTCAATCTTTGTACAGCCAGAATTCACACGCCATGAGTCTCCACTCAAGTAACCACCAGACCAAGAACCAAACACCTTGATTCGTGGATCACATCCTTCTACTTGTATCTTTAAGAAGGTCCACCCGTCTGGTGTGTAGTACGCTGAATAGCTCATCGAAGATTTCCTTTAAATTTATAATACTGCATCTCCTTCAACTTCTCCCAATTCTCCTTTAAAGCATCACGACTTTTATATTGCTGACTGCACGACATTTTGTGAAATCCTGTCATACCACACTCAGAACATTTATTCTCCATAACATCTCCTTACGAAAGGTAAAACACTTGATACCCACGTTGCACCAAACTCAAAATCGATTGTTTCCCACTACTTGTCACGATTTCATTATTACGTGCTCGATAAATAGCATCTTCAAAATATACTGAATTTATCTTGTCAAGGATAATTAGACCGTCAATGTATAGCTCAGGCTTTCCCGATATGTTTGTGATGTGGATTTGCTTTAAATTCTCAGTTGTCACTCTTCATTTTCTCCATTCGTGCTTCATACTCTTCAATAGTCTCTACCCAAACCTTATTCCCGCACATATCTAGGATAGCACCCCGCGCATTCTCTTGCGCATTGACAATGATTCTACGGTAGTATTCAAAAATCTCCTTACGCTCTTCGTCTGTAGGGTTGTCATATTCTGGTACAAGTTTTAACTCAATCATTACAAAAGCCTCTCGAAGTTCACTTCCCATTTGTAACCGTATCGGTCTTTTACCTTAACAGATGTATTCCCTATAGACAAGATACCAAGTGGTTTATATAACCACAGGATTTCGGCAATTTCTTTCTTCTTACCGCCCCTAACATACAGCTTAAAGCTTAGAGGTGGTAGTCCTTTCTTTTTATCGTAAACACAACTCCTGTTTTCTGTTATGTGAACGAAGTCCACCCCCTCTAATTGTAAAATATTTTGTTTAATTTCTTCAGTCATATTCTTTCTCCATAAGTTCTTTGTAAGCTTTCTCCAAAGCTAAATACTGCTCATATTCTACAAAGCATTTTGGTGTTTCTGTTTGCACAAGCTTTACTAGCTCACCTGCCACTGTAGAGTAGAGTCTTACTTCTTCGGTCATCTGAACACCTTTGAATATTTAGCAATTGTTGTTACATGTAAATCCAAATTCTCTGATTCTGTGTAATCTTTAAGAATCCAACTTGTGTAGCTATGCCAACACTTCTCAAGCCATTTCTTATTGGCTTTGCCTTTCTGCATACGGATTGAGAATTTAGACGCTAAAGCTTCCTCAGCCATCAAAACATCAGAAGCCATTGCTCCCCACCTCCAGGAAATACCTAAAGATTTGCAGTGCTTGCTTTGGTAATCCATCGAGCGTTTCAAGCACAGGTGTCCAACTTCATGCCACAGAATATCCCAAAAATTCTTACTAAACAAACTCACTTCAAGCCATTCGTATCGAGCAGTTTCCTCGTTTACAAGCCAGCAAATAGCGCCTACATCTTTGAAGTGATTAATCTTCCAATTGTAACCTAGATTGTACTTCTTGCACACGTAACGAAGGGCTGCAATTCGACGGATCATTTCAAGAAGTCCTCTGCAAGCTTCTGTTTCTGTTCTTCTGTAAGATAATCAGCACGATTAACAACACCTAATGCCTTACGAAGGCCGAGGAAGTAATTCTCTGTAGCTTTCTGTTCTGCTTGTTTAATCTTCTCTCTGTACTCACGTTCAGTAGATGGTAGCATGATTATTCTCCAATAAATTGCTCGTAGTAGAACGGCGCCATAAATTCAACAAGATTCTTTTGGCACTTCAAAATACCATTCTTTGTTTGCTGCAAAGATACACGAGAAACAATTTTACGTGACTGACTCTTCTCATATTCGTAAGGAGAAAGCTTAAACACTGAATCACGAGGTCCGGGGTAATATAGCTTACTTGCTTCATCATAAACCCATTCAATATTATGCAATTCTACTGCTGTGCGCATACTGATAAATCGTTCACCTGTCTTTACAGGATACATGAATTCATAGCGTTTCCCATCAACCGTCCGTTTGTATCCCAGTTCAATCATATAGGCATCTACTGAGAATTGCTGAATGTCTTGGGTGTTCTTGATTTCTACTTTCATCTTTCTCTCCTTACCAATCAATGTCTACAAGTTCAATTTCAACGCCACTCTCAAGAAGCATTGACAGTGCATGTGACTCACTAATGGTTTTTATAAACTCGTGTTCTAAATTTTCTTTAATTGCAATAGTCCACAAATGACTGCTGATAAAAGTCTCTTCTACTCCTTCCATTACGAACCTATCAGTATCGTCGTTAAATGAAATTACATGTTTCATAAAACCCCCTTAATTCATATTATGAAGTGCTAGCGAATCACTAGCAAAGTATAGCTCAAGCTTGGCTGATTCTTCAAGCTCTAATTTATATTGTAAGTCAGAAACAAGCTTCTTACAAAGTTGGACACATTCATTAATCTCTTTCCCACCATAAAGTTTGTGGTGATGCTCTGGTTGATAACTTGCCCATTCAATCATTTGTTTTTGAATACGAATAAGAGCGTCATAATGTTGTTGTGTGTTCATTTTATTTCTCCTTCACCATTTCGATTATTTCATCTAGTTGAGTCTTCAAGAAGAACAGTTCAGCAAAGCTTGGAATGTCTATTTTCTTACTAATCCTCTCTGCTCGATTACAAGCCTTCTCCAAGTTCTTTTGTAGTGAAAGCAATTCTCGATAAATCATGTTTTTGGTAGCCAATTTCTTTTCTCCAATAAAAATAGCCCTTACTCACAGTGTTAATAGTACACCAAGAATAAAGGCTATGCAAATTATGTTTGATTGTATTTTTCTACTAGGATATTGTACTTGATTAAGTAATCTAATCCGTCTCTCTTACGGTAATCCTCAAGATAAACCACTCGCTTAACTTTGGCACGAACAAGCAGCTTCGAGCATTCAATACACGGACTCAACGTTACGTAGACAGTTGCACCTTTAGCTGACACACCTTGTTCTAACATTTTTCCAAGAGCTTGCATTTCTGCATGGACAACTTCAGGATCCCCTTCTTCCTTGAATTCCCATTCGTTAGGTCCACCCGAAGCATGACCATTTAGCCCCGGACTTACCATTCCTGAATCAGCAAGAATAATACACCCAACCTGTTTACGTGGACATTTACTCTCTTGTGCTGCACGGACGGCAAAGTCCATGTACATCTGGTCGTATTTCATAATTAACTCAATACGATCAACGAAACAAAAGCTAGAGGATCACTATCAGAAGACCCATAAAAATCTTCCATCTCTTTTACATCTTTCCAATCACCAAGCAAATCCCAGCCATCTAAATCGTGAACACCTTCTTCTTGTTCTACGTTATGAAGTGTTGGTGAATTTCCTTCTGTGTTCCGCAACACTACAATTCCTTCTGGATCAAACATGCTTAGCTTTTTGATTAGATCAATATTTCGCATTAAATTTCTCCTTAATTAAACAGTTGGTCGCAGATGGCTAGCAAAACCTTTACGCGAGTTCGAGCCACTGCACGTATACTCACCCGAACCTGTAGACATTTTAGCTTGTCGAACAATATAGAAATTCTTTCCCCAATTTTCATCAGCCCACGCTTGCGCTTCTGCTCGACTACGAACGTGAATATAAACTAGTTGATTAAGGCTTGTCAATACATAAAATTTTGAAGGGTGTTTGAAAGTGAACCCTTCTTCGTCGTTGTAGCTGTCAATCTCAGCAGCATCTACGATTGTTGTTTTGATTTCTTTAGACATGACGTCTCCTTACTTTTTAATTTCTTCAAAGACAATCGTCTCAGGCAGCATATCAAAACAAACGTATACACTACTGAAAGGGGGATTTAGTGATGGTTTTTGATCTTCGTAGTTTTTGAAGTAAGAAACACGACGATTTAGATACATAATTTCAAACCAATTATTTTTAAATAAATCAAACCGTTTTTGTGATACAAAAAGTCCGACTACTCCAACTAGCATTGCAAAAGGTTTTTCTAGTTTAAACAATCTTTCGAAAACTTCCCCCTTAACAGAGTAAGGTGGGTTAGAAATAATGTAGTCGTAATGCTCTTCAGGCTCATAGTTGAAGAAGTCTCTCCCATCTTCAATGTGAGACAAAAGTACTTTACATCCGTGATTGATCAACATCTTATAAAAATTGGACTTCACTGTATCGAATGGGCACCAAACGACACTCCCAGGTTTTACATACTTCAGAATTGGAACAATTGCGTACTCTGGGGTGTAAAACTCATCATTACCACTACCTGCTACTTTATCCATCTTCATTACATATCCTCCAATGCTGAAACTAAGCCATCAAAATCTTCTGCTTCACCAAGAATTTCTGCTAGCGCGAAAACTTCAGAAACTCCAACATCGTACTCCTCTGCTAATGAATACAGGTACTCTTTCCTGTTGACATAACCCATTTCTTCGTAAATACTCATTTCCCTCTCCTTTGAATCAAGTGTGCCCTAATTGTAAGCTGCACACTATCTTCTGTCAACTGATTTTATTGAATTGGTGCAGGTGGAGCTTCTTCAACAATAGGTTTGACTTTTGGCTTAGCTTTACGAGCAGCTTTCTTCTCAGCATCAGCCTTTTTCTTTTCGTATTGCTCAATCCCTTGTGCAACTGCGTCAGCAATCATGGTGTCTAGGGTTGGCATCTCGAAGTCTTCTTCCTCTTCAAGTAGAGCCATATTCTCAGGACTACGGGGACATTCAGGCGACCCGCAATCACAAGGAAGAGAATTACGATATTCAAGGAAACTTTTCATACGTTCTTCTAGTTCTTTTGCACCAAACCAGAATTCTTTCCCCTCGTTGCACTGAATTAGCTCTTCATCGCTGAGTAGCCCCTTGTACGTCGAGTTAATTTCTTCTTCAAGTTGTTTTACACCGAACTCTGTCTGACTCTTAACGTCAGGATTTTTACCGATTGATCCCCAGAATGCGCAATGCACCATGAATTGAATATGTTCAGCCCATGCATGATGGTGCGCCGCCAAGAAGATCCCTGTTGCAGCGCTCATACAGAAATACTCAATATAAGCAACCACGGTACCTTGACATTCTTGAATCGCGTTGACAATCATTCGTTCACTTGCTACAGATCCACCTCGGCTGTTGATTCGGATCAGCACCTCGTCTTGCGGCGAACAGGAACGAAGCAGGTTGCAAAGATCCACGTAGTTATCTGGCTCTGTCACATCACCAGTGAGATAGTAAGTGTGTTGTTGACCACGAACTTCGGTAGTAAAGGTTTTTGAACCTAGTGGTTGTAGCATTGGCATCATAAATTCATCTTGCATTTTTATTCCCTCAATCAGTAATTTCAACGGTATAGTTGTAAAGCGCTTTATACGCAACTTCTGGAATTTCGTCTTTCCACTTATTAGCCAACTTTTTAGCCAGCATCTCTTTGTGTACTTTGTAGGCAAGAAATGCCTCTTCAACTCTTTCAAATCCTCCAAGACAGATGTTTTTACCATCCTCCGTAGACTGTGCCCGATAGTAAGCTGTGCCATCATAATTATACGCAACGTCCACACCTAGGGGTAACGCATTGAAGCTCTTCCTTTTAATAAAGGAATTAATTTCACGTGGTAGATAGACGCAGGTTTCTGGGCTGTAAACCTTATTATTTTTAATAAGCAAATCTTTTTCAAGATCCCAACCCTTCCTTCCAAAATTCCTTTGCGATGTTGCCCATTCTGCGAAATTTTGGAAGTTGTGCCACATATCCACTACATACTTATCTTTGTAAGATTTCTTTGCTTCCTCTGAATTATAACACCTTTTTAGCATACTATTCCAGTCTTCGTATTCTAGTGTATGCTTTCCATTTTTCTTAGCAATAAACTTACCAATTCCAAAATAACCTACTCCAGCAACACTTCTGTGATACGGATTTGAAAAGCTACCCCTTGTGAAATTACCACAGGCTACTTCAACTTCAGCATGGTATTCATCATTAAACCTAACTTTGAAAATTGAGGGGCTGGAAGAAACAAATCCGATAACCTCAGCTTCATAACCTTCGTTATTAAAAACCTTAGTTCCAATATATGTTGCATTTTTACGAGTGCTACTTCCACATTTCCCGCAATTACTTACCAACTCAAGCCGTATGTACCTATTAGGGAACGCGGCTTTCTCCCCACATTCGCAACTGCATTCCCATAACCAGTGCCTACCCTCTTTGTGTAGTTCCCTTACTGCGGTAAGTCTACCGGACTTAATTCCAGTAATATCGATACTATGAGTCATCACTTCCCTCGATTTTCATACTTCTCAAACGCTTGACCCCACATCTTAGCTTCTTCTGAACGAACGCAATAATCCCAAGAATCAAAGTCAATCAATGTTACGGGAATGTCTGCATATTTTGCAACGTCAAGTAAGTATTGCAAACCGGAGTTTTTCTTAAGGTCTTGTTGTCGTAGATCGCCCGTAATAACCGTGGTGCTGTTGTATCCTTGGCGCCCGACAAGACTTTTTGCAACTTCAGGGTCCAGATCCTCCGCTTCATCCACGAGGATTAGACAGTTGTCCCAAGACCGGCCCTTTACATGCTCCAAGCTGAGTTGTTCAATTTTACCATTTGCAAGCATTGCTTCAAAATGTGCAACACCCATACGCTCTTTCATTGTGTTGGTGATTGGAGCGCACCATGGTTCCATTTTCTCATCTTTACTGCCTTTTAGGAAACCTACAGACTTGCCTTTACCTTCTGCCGGGCGTGCAATAATTACCTTATCAATCTTCTTGTCCATCAACCAATCAGATGCGATTACCGAGGGGATAAAGGTTTTTGAACTTCCCCATACACCGACACAAATTACACAAGCATCCTCTTGAACAGCCTTGATGTAGTCTTTTTGTTTATCGTTCATCGGCACTAGCGGTTTACGCAGACTGCTAGTATGTGCATACTTTTCTTTGTTTTCTTGGCTGACACCACCATTCCGAGTTTTTCGAGTACGTTTCCGAGGTACTTCGATTTCTTGCCCGTCTACAACAACTAGTACAGCCCGATTTTTAGCACTCATCTTGTATTCCTTCTTCAGTTAGATATTATTGCCTTGCAGAATCATTGTTTCATAAATCTTCTCAGCAGTCAACCCTTCTTTCTCAATTGTTAGCTTAAATCCAGCTTCACTACCACCTTCCCCGTACTGAAGGCCGTATCCTACACCCTCAGCAGTACTCACAATCTCCAATTTAGCCCCATACTCAATAAACAAACCCCTCATTCCTGCTAAAAATCCCTCAAGCATTTCTTGCTTCTCAATCTCATTTATCTTATCACTACTCCATGATTTAATATTAGCAATTTGTGTGTATATATCCGAAGTATGAGGATACACTTCTGACCCATCATCAAGCGATGAAATAAGCGCAACAGATAAATCAAATTGGTCTTCCAAGACATTCATGTCGTCTAGGACGGATTGGTATTGTTGTTTTGTCGACATTTAGCTTAATGCTCCTTTATTAGTTTCAAGTACAAAGTTCATCAAATCGCTAAGTGGTCTTGTCATCGCTAGAGTCGCTGCATGAACAGCTTGAGTGTAACTACTGTAAAGCTCAGATGCAAGAAATTCTTCAACCAAATAATACGTTTCTGGATTTATACGAGAGAACAATTCTTGTTTCCATTGCACATTCAATTTATCAAATGAAATCTGATCAAGCATCATTAAGATTTCAGGATGATCGGCATACAGGATTTTAAGACTGTTTTTCAAAACGTGTGTGTCATTCATGGCACTAATCCTTTGTGGCAAATAGCTGACTTACCCCTAGATTCAAAATACTGACCACCTTTAGATTCACATTCTTCTCTAGCTTTCTTTGAATTCTCTCCTCCCATCACCAAGAATAGCATTAGAACTAAAAAGCACGGTATAAAGAAAGCCCAAAAGCTAGGAACTTCATTTACCTCACTCATTTACATTCTCCTTCTCATAAATCAAATCGTCCCAAGTAGCACTAGTATACATCCAATAAAGCAAAGCTGCAAGTACAATTGGCCAAATAATTAGGCTCATTACAAGAAATAGTGTATGAACAACCGCCAACATTGTATTTTCATCAGCTAATTTCCAGGTTTCGTCTGCGAAACCACCCTTTTCAATATCCTCCTTATCCATTTGCTCAAACAATTCTTGAATGCAATGGAACAATCCTCCTTGATCCTCTGTGATGCGATAGAGGAAAGACCTAAGTAGATAAAAAGAGCAAACACCACATATGAGCCAAGCGAGAATGTAAATCATTGTTTTGTCTCCAACCATTCAAAGAATTCGCCTACTGTAGTCTCACCACCTTCATAATGTCCAATATCTACGCAGAGCTTATAATCATAATCGCATTCCATCTTTAGCCAGAAAAGAAAATCATTAAAAGCTTTCAGATACTGCTTCTTGTCAAACGAATAAAAGCTTTTCTCAAGGAAACCGTATCCGTGCTCTTTCTTGGCACTCCATTGAATGGAGTGTTTACGCTCTTTTACATCAATTCCGCCCCAAATACCTGCACATCCTGCAATACCGCATGAACAACTGAAAGGTTCAAAGTAAGAATAGGGATAATCTTTGTATGGTTTGCAGTTTTTGTAGTACAAGGCCAAAGAATAGACATCTACAAAATTCCAATCTACTTTCTTACCGTTCAAATGGATTTCTGTTTCTAGTAGAAGGCAGTCAGGATGGTCTGTCTCATGTCCAACCCATTTACCCCAAATCTGAATTTTGTCTTCGTTCACTTAATCCCCCTATCTTCTTTGTAGGACTCTTGATAAAAATTCAACAGAGTTTTATAAGATTCTAATTGTTGCCTGTGTTGAACAATATGCATCAGACCATTTACTGAACCAACTCTTGCGAACAACCCATACTCAGTTTGGACTTCCTCGTTTGTTGGAATCTTGTCTGAGTAAATGTACTTGTGCGTTCCTGTCGGCACAAGAATCTCGATTTGATAACAAACAATTTCTTCGTCCATTACTTCTTGCCCATATATGGGATAATCACAAACCGAGTATCTTTCCAAATACCGTCCTGATAAAGATAGTCTTGTTCTACATAAAACTGTCTGGCATCTTGCGCAGTTTCAAACTCTAGGTGGGTAATTCCTTTAAACCCGCGACCCCATTCCTCATCAAGGTTATCTGACTGACGATCCACCAGCACCAAACTTACAAATTTACCACTCATGTTTATTATCCTACTTATTTATTTTGACTGTCAACAAATTCTTGTGTGCGTTCCAGAATATTTGCACGCAACCCATCACCTTTCAAGCGGTTATCCATTACTTTGGCAATTGCTTTGTATCGTTTGTCAAGAACACGAAGACTGCTAACAATTACTTTATTGATTTCAATCATCTGTTTGACTAGATAACCTTCCAGTGGTTCTTGTTCATCATCAATCCATTCACGGTAATCATTCTCAGAGTCCCAGATGAAGTTCCCCATATATTTAACGAAGTCACCAATAGGTGTAGTTGTGTATTCAAGGTAACGGAAGTAGTCAGTCTCAGATACAGGGTCGTTGAACAGTTTCTCGTTAATCTCATTTACAACTTTTTGTACGTCGCTCATTTCTTCTCTCCTTTAAAAGTACGATAGTAAGCTAATTTCAAAAGATTTTCAATATCTTTTGTTGTCAGCAGGTCAGACCATTTCATTCTTTAATCCCCAAAGCTTCAGCAGTGTAGTGACCAATCTTCTTAAGATAGCTCGACATAGCCTTATTTTCCGTCAAAATAGCTTGCCTGTCATTCAGAAGATTCATAATAATACGTTTAGCTACAGATTCAAAGCTCAATGCTTGTAGATTACCTTCTGAAAGGATTGATTGGATGCTACCATTCTCTTTCTTGGCATCAATTCTTTGGAAGAAGTCAATATCCTCTTGTTTCATAGTTTTGTACCCTCCATTTTTAATTTCTTGCAATGGTAACACCAGTACGTTTTAGTACCTGTCCCATCACTCCAATCAAGCGTACCTAGATACTGCCACCTATGCACACCGAAGAAACACATAATTCTTCGCATAAATCTCCTCTTTTCTGTACGATTCTCTTCCTAAATAAGCGACTTCTCTTATTCCCCCGATAGGGAGTATCCTACCCTACTGCTTAGGGCTTTGCACGATTTATTTAGGCTCTTTTCCGCTGTTCTTGTGCGCTTGGTAAAATGAATTATAAGCCATCCCAAAGCAGATTGCAAAGAATCCAAATACAGTGATTCCAGACATCACTTGAGGGAAGAAATAAAACAGTGTTGCCACAATCCCGATGACTATGAAGGACAATGCAAATATAGCAATTGTCCGCAGATGAGCTTCTTTGTTTGTCATTCTAATTCCAACTCCTTTTTAGCTTCTTCAACGATTTGCTTAGCTTTAGCGTATAATGTAGCATCACCCTCTGTCAACACCTCAAGAAGCAATTCTTTCTCTTTGATGTACACACGAGCAAAATCTTTATCGTGTTTTACGATTGAACGGCTATTGCTGATGAGGTCTGCAAGCTTGATTGTTTTAGAAGCAGGATAAGCTTCAGCGATCCAATCACGATCTAGCTTCTTGCGTAATTCGCGGTTCCCGTCTTCCGGCTTGGATACATCTGACAGGTCGTTTACATAAGCCATAACTTGCCAACCAAATTCTTTCTTTATTTGGTAAAGAGTGATACCGCAATCTTCAAAATTATCATGAAGTAGAGCAGCAGCAAGCATTTCTTCTGTGTGTGTTACAGTTGAAACAATACTCATAACTTCTACAGGGTGATTTATATAATCTTCACCCGTATATTTCCTCTTCTGACCTTGGTGGGCTTTCTTTGCAAACTGATAAGCCTTGTGAACGAATTCACTGATCTGGAATACAACAGGTTCTCGTGTGAAAGGATGAATCATTTGAAGTTCATATTTCATTCTATCCTCCTTTAACTATACCAGTTATTCGTCTCTAGGCTATACGGAGGAACCAAATACATACTAGCATAATGATTCGCATTTTCTTTACTACTAAACCTGTCCATCAGCTGCTTCCCAAAATACACACAATAACGTTTCTTTCCGTATGGACGTTCAATGATTTTGATTTTAGACATTCCGTGCTCCACATAGGTCAATACCTTCCTTATTCTTGTTAGCTTGCCAGAATTCAATAAGATATTCAAGACTTTCTACAACACTAGGGATTAAACTTTCTTTAGTAATGCTGTACATCCCATGTTGATTAGGTTTTAAATGCGGATCAATCGCTTCTTGACACATCTCATAAATTTCTTCGTAAAAATCGCACATAATACTCTCCTTATTTCAAAAATTTATTTCAAGCTATTCACATACTCCTGTGGTGTTTTACCAAGAATGTAATATTCTCGCATCATCACTGAATAATTATCTGCTGAGAGTGGGCTCGTTGTCAAGCTTTTTACACGAGAGACAAAATCCATCCAGCCGTATGGAACGTTAGGAATAGTCTTCATTTCTTACTCCAGTCTTCTAGCCAAATTGGTTTCACTGTAAAATATCTTCCATCTAATTCTTTTTCAGCATGCGACCACTGCAGGAAACTCCAAGCATCTTGCTCTGTAGTGAAAGCACGAACCAGCTTACCGCCTTGCGTTTCATGCACAACCCAAATTTGAATACTTTTCACTTCCCAATCTCCTCACGAATATCTTCTGTTTTATGGAATCGTCCAGCAAGCTCTACATAATCTACGCTATTGTAACTGAATTCTCCATCCTCTACAACATACGGAATACCGAATTCCAGCCCATCCACTTGAAATCCTTGATAACCGTAACACGATTCTGTGATTTCTATTTCTACACCATATTCTTCAAGAAGGGAAGCCAGTTTTTCAAAGAATTCTTTACTTTTCTGTTGCATGCTTTAATCCTCAGTTTGAATACTTTCGTAATCTACCCAATAGTTTTCACTAATCTTAGTTTTAGACTCAAGTTCAATAACACGTTCAATTGCTTTTTCTTCACTTAACCAGTAAGACTCTGCAACATCCCATTGATCACAATAATTATACCAGTGCTCAAATACAACGTAAAATTTCATTTCCTCTCCTAATCCCTTCAGGCATTTAATTTATGTTTGCACATCTCTGTGCTCTGTGGGGTATAGAATAGCAGGGTGTGGGGATGGATGCAAGGGGTAATGGAAAATATTTTTGTGTGGAATGTTCTTGACAAGCTGTCGTTCTATGGTAATGTCTTCCCTATGCAACGAGAGGTTGTTAGGTTTACAATTGATCAAAAAATGAACTATGGAGAGCACATCTCCTCTGTAGCCCTTTATCCATGCGGGTTGTAGACTTCAGCGTTTGACAATACTAGCATAGCTATAACATCTCTCTATCTACTAACATTACAACACACACAACTATGAGGATAAGATGATTTATGATTTAAGTAAGATGAGTGCTTTAGATAGACATGCTATTTCTCTGTCTTGCTCTAACACCTACCTACACTACCATCAGTCTCAGTATTATCAACACATCACTGATTCACTGAATGAACATAGTGGTGGTAAATGGGATACTGCTGTTAAATGGTTTGTGTCTAATTTTGCTCGTGCTATGAACAACACAGCAGAAGGGATGAGGGTTAGTCTAGATCCATCCTATTACACGAATAACAAAACTAAGATTGGGTATAGAGGTGTTAAGGGTCTTCTCCAATTCCTAGAAGAAAAATCTTATATTCATATTTACAAAGGCTTTGTTGACTCTTGGAGATACGATAAAGGTAAACGAGTTCCTGAATATGTAATCTCATCTTGTGTAATCTTCAGAAAAAGATTGATTGATCTTTGGGATAGTGATAACATGGTTGATCTGTTTGATGAGTGGCATGTAGAAGATTCTGTAGAAGTAAGAGATAGGAAGACCGGAGACATACTAGGTACTCGTGGAAAAATTGGCATTAAAGAGGCTAGAGAAAAGATGGAAACATACAACAGCAGTTTAAAAGGTGCAGACATTAAGTATAACGGTAAACAAATCGCAACAGTAGAATATAAACGTGTTTTCCTAGACACAATGCACGTCGCTGGCCGTATCTATGCAGCAGGTGGTGGTGTACAACTTCTGCCCCAACGTTTGCGTAATGAGTATCTAGAAATTGATGGTGAACCTGTTGTTGAACTTGACTTCAATGCCATCCATCCTAGTATTTGCTATCAGATGCTTTTAAAAGATGGTACAAATGCTTATGAATTATTTGGTGAAGACTTTAATCCGTATAATGCTGACCTATCGTTTGTAGAGACAGATGAAGAGGAGATTAATAATCACAGTAAGTTGATTGGCAAGAAACATAATCCATTGCGAAATCTAGCAAAGCTTGCTATCCTTATTGGTATCAACTCAGTGGATGAAGCGCAGGCTGTTGGGGCTATGAGTGGTAAGGTTAGAGAAGATGTTAAGAAAGATCAGATTGATAAACAGTTTGTGGGTATTGTAGGGTCTATTCCAGTTAAGAAGATTTTGACAGCGATTAGGCAACATAATGATTTGATTCGCTCAAGTTTCTACTCAGATAAGGGAGTTGTTCTACAAAAGATTGACTCTGATATTATGATGGGTATTATTGAAAGGATGGTGCAGAAAGATCATACAGTTTTGGTGTATCACGATAGCTGTCTTGTAAAAGCATCTGCTGAAAATGATTTGAGAGAGGCTATGTATTCAGCTTGGGAAGATGTCTTGGGAGATAAAACTTTTTGTAAGGTGGATAAGAAGTGAAATACAAATTCTATGAACAAAATCTACCAACAGTAGATCTTAAAGGCCAACGATGGGCTGACATTAAGCAATACACTAAAGAGATTGCATGGGTTTGCAAAAACACTGGAAGAGACTTTAATAAGTTTAAAGTGGATGATGTAACGTTTGGATACGAACCTGTTATGTTTTACGAAGGTAAATATGCGGGGTATCTTGATCAACTTTTCTACAATTATTTTGACGTAGATGATTGGGAAGGGTATTGGGGATTTGATAATTAAGGAAACAAGAAATGAACGTAGATACTTGGTGGTATGGATTTAAAGAAGCGGAACAGCTTTTCTATGAAGGTTACTCCCCGAACTATAATGATTTTACAAGCGAATATATCTGGTTTAATAGAGGAGTAACCCAAGTTGGAATACCTATTAAGGATAAGGAAAGAGCTAAAGGAACGGCTGATTACATAGAATACTATAATAAAAATTTTCTATCAAAAGCTTGACATTAGTAAGTCAGTTTTGATATAGTCTCTTAATCAATTACAATAAAAAGATTAGAGACTATGGACTACTGCGAATATTGCGATGAAGTGGTCTGTCTTTGTGTTAAAGAATTTCAATTAGAACAACAAGAAGAAACAGCTAAGTTTCGATTTGAGTACGCTTTTGAATCCTTGACAGAAAAAGGACAGACCCAATTTCATACTATTTTACCAAATTACGAATAATTTTTGAATTATTTTCGTTTACCTATTGACTTTTTCTTAAAAGTCTGATATTCTGTATCTTGAATGGGAGAAATAATAAATGACCGAAAAAGATTTTGTTTTCTGGCTCCAAGGCTTTGTAGAGCTAACCGAGACAGAGAGTATTTCAGACAAGCAATGGTTGGTGATTAAAGATCATCTAAAGCTTGTGTTTGATAAGAAGACTCCTGATCGTAGCACACTACTTAAACAGATTGCACCAACCACTCCAAATACAGATTGGAAAAAGGTTTCTGATTTGATTAGTAAGGAAGTGAATTGGGATCCAGACTTCAAACCGCCTTATACAATTACCTGTTAAAGAGTTGACCGAAAGGCAATTAAAAGACAAGCTGTGTGTGCGTCTGACGACTGAAACGTGACTACAGCATAGCCCGCACATGCGGGAATTCTTTGATGGCCTGTGGTGTATGGGTATTGCACGAACAACTCATAATTGTCTCGGTCCCAGTTCGAGTCTGGGCAGGCCAAGTAACTCCCAAAATAAAACATTTCGCTATGAAATAAGGAAAAGACGCTATGTCAAGTTTTAAACCTGTTTTACCTGCCCAATACCAATTGATGCAATCAAAAGCAAAGCTCACTATCGCTTCTTGTGAACCCGGTGCTGGTGTTACATACGGACTGGCTATCAAAGCTATCCACGAAGCACGAGACAATAACAAGTTTGTTTTGATGATTAGCACATTCCCAGACAGGGCTGGTGCTAGTAATGAAATATTTAAGCATCTTCTAGATGGCGAGCAATACCGCTATTCTCAAGCAAGTTGTATTTACACATTCCCAAATGGCGGTCGTGTTAAACTCGTCCATTACGGACACAAAGAAGCTTGGGTTGGTTGTAGTTTTGATGTTGTATTGTGCGATCACAGATTTGAGTTCCTAGATCATTCCACAATGTTCAGGACAAATCAGATTGTTGTTTCAGCTTATCCAGATGTTGTGATGAATCATCAATGGTTCCATGACTTCTTTGATGGCGGAACATTTGAAGATTTTGTAGAAGTTGTTAAGTTTAAAGCTGATGATAACTTCTTCATGAAAGATAATATTTATTTCGAATATGCAAGGAAGTCTATTCCAGAGCATTTCGGATTTAAATTCTAGTTTTGCAAATGGCGTGTAGCTCAGTGGTAGAGCAGACGGCTGTTAACCGTCCGGTCGTTGATTCGAATTCAACCATGCCAGCGAATTTACGCAGCAGTAGTCCCAGCAGTCTTCTAAATTGCTACGGGTAATTGGAACTGAAAATGTGCGTTCAAACCGCACCTGCTGTGCCACATTCAGCAATTGCTGATACAAGAAAGCGAAAAGAGTTGCAACTCCTGTTAGTACCGATCTACTAACTAGCTTTCACCAATACCGTCTGATCGGAGATTTTAAAATTAATAATTGTTTAAACTGTGGTACAGAAACCACAAATCCTAAGTTTTGTTCAAGAAGTTGTTCCGCAAATTATACTAATAAATTGCATCCAAAGAGAAAGTGTAAAAAGGTCTGTTCTCGTTGTGATAAAATAGTACGAAATTATAGGAGTACACTTTGCGAAGAACATTGGTTAGAACATAAAGAAAATCAGTATAGAGATAAAACTTTAGGGGAGTACAGAACAAAACTCTCCGTTGCGGGTAAACATCCATCTTGGATTAATGCTCACGTTAGAAGTTTTGCTAGATCTTGGCTAAAACATTTAGCTTTAGAGTGTTGTAGGAAGTGTGGATACGATAAGCACGTAGAGCTTGCCCACATCAGAGCAGTATCTGACTTCCAAGATCACGAGCTTTTGCGAGATGTTAATAGTGAAGATAATGTAATACCCCTGTGTCCAAACTGTCATTGGGAGTTTGATAATCTCGAAAGAGATGGCTTCTTTGACTGACTAATTCACATCAGCGAAATAAAGCAAGTAACGATGTGTATGCTTCACGTGTTTTACTCTCCTTTCATACGTGAAGCTTCTTCTCTATAATATGTCTTTCTCCTCCATGTTGTAGAGCTATGTGCAGCTATCAATTCATTCTCCTGTTGATAGCTGCTTCTTTCTAAAGCCTATTTTTGATTAGTAGGTTTCAGAAAGATTTCTGTCTAGAATAATTACAAGAGGTATCTGCGATGGCAGCCCCTAAGAATAATACTCAGGGTTTTACAAGTAATCCTGAAAATCGCAATTCAAAAGGAATTCGCGGACCAAGGGTCAAGAAGAGCGAACTTCGTAAACTCCTAACAAAGCTTTCAAAGCTTGAAGATCCTGCTCTTGCCATTATTGAGAAATCAATTAATGGTGAAGATATCCCAAAGGACCAATTAAGCTCTGCAAAGTGGGTTGTGGAACGTGTAGTTTCAACCACATCAGCAGCTATCAACGAAGAACAGCGTAGAAATACAATTAAGAAATCTTTGGAAGAGAATACAGAAGATACACCAGAAGAAGATAATTCTGTTGGTGCTACAGAGAAACCTGTTCGTTTCTCGCTCCATATGCTTCCAAAGAAAGAAGATTAACTAGTTTCGGCATTGTCGTATAGTGATCATTACCCGGCCTTTGTAACGCCGTGACCTGAGTTTGATTCTCAGCTTTGCCTCCAATAACAGCGAAAAGGGTAGCTCCCCTGCCGTGCCTAATCACGGATAGCTGTTTCTTATTAAGATATATTAGGATATCAAATGTACGAAATAACTTTAGATGAAATTGTGGAACGTCTTTGGGAAATTTACAAAGTAAAGCAGCTACCTATTACAAAAGCTGACCTTAAAGATGCCGGTCTACCAAGCTACAATGCTTGTATGAATAGGGGTCTTAGGCTTTATAAATTAAACGCAAGTTTTGCAAGAAAACTTTACTATGAGAATCCCCGTAAGTGCAGACATTGTCAGACAGTCATCTCTTACGAAAAGCGTATTAACGAATTTTGCTCAAGAAGTTGTGCAGTATCTGTTAATAATAAGACAACCAAGTCTAGAAAAATAAAGCAAGAGTGCGAGTGCCTGAATTGTGGTAAAATATTCTTTCCTCTGAGAAATTCAACAAGTAAGTATTGCTCGCAGAAATGTGCCGCAGAAAAGAAAGTAGAAGATAACTTCTTAGATTGGTACTTGCATGGTAAATCTTTTGTTAACAGGGTTCTTAAGAACTTCCTTACTATAGTCCATGGTTACAAGTGTTCAGTTTGTGGATTGACTGACTGGAACGGAAAAGACATAGTTTTAGAGGTTGAGCACATTGATGGTAATAGTGAAAATGCATCACCAGATAATGTGTGTCTAATCTGTCCTAACTGTCACTCTCAGACCGACACATATAAGGGTAAGAATATTGGTAACGGAAGACATAATCGCAGAGTTCGTTACCAAGAAGGTAAATCATATTAGTCGATAGGTTATCTGTTCAAATCAGATTATCGGCACCACATCAGGCTTCGGCCTGGTATCAGAGCAGCCTAGTTCTGAACCCCGGACAGTCTGGCGGCTGTCCATTTATTTAAGCTTTGTCCTAAACGGACAGTGCGGAGAAGAGGATAGACTTTCGTATCCTCACCATTAGCTAGCAGGATAGAGTGGCGGCTAATACTTGTTTTCAATTTCCCCGTTTCAAAACAAAAAACAATTATTCCTATAAGGGGGAATTCTGTGCAAATCGTAACTGTACCAAGTAGTACATCATATTCAAATCTAAATACATTAGCTTCAATTTCAGTTAGTAAAAGCTTTGTAATTACAAACCACACAAGTGGCCTTGTCTCTATCATCGTTTCTCCTACACAACCTGCTGATGATGCTCGTGGTGTTCCTATCTATACTACTCAAACTTTCTATGTCGAAGAATCAGATACGATTGTTTGGGTGAAGGGTGTTACAGGTAAGCTTGTAATTCAAGACACAGCAGAGATTGTGTCTCCTTATAGTGTTACAAATCTTCCAAGGGATGTTTGGACTTCTGCTGATGAAGGATTTAGACGGCTCCGTGTTGACCAAGGACAGACAAGCTTATTTGAAGGGAGAGAGTTTAGAAGTTTCTTTGAATTTAACATTCCAGCAGGAAACGTCCAAATATTTAAGTTTGTCTCTCCTATTGATTTTGTATTGTTTGAGCAGAGTTTGTCAGTAGACGCTGGTAGCATTAGATTCCAAGCGCTTATAGGTGCTACAGAAGTAGCTACATTCAATACAGCGTTACCGATTATTGGTAAGAATAGAATGGCTCAACGTAAGCAGCCATATTATAACCCAGTGATTACGATTACAACACATGCTGCTCCTGTTGTATTTGGTTCAGGTGTTACTGGCGGAACTGTTGTAGAAAACACGAGAATTGTAGCAGCTAACGCTACAGCACAACAACAAACTGTTAGTGGTGGTGCCCAATCAGAGCGTGGTCTTGGTGCTGGTACTTATTATCTAAGACTGCATAACTTTGGTTCTGGTGCTGCTACAGGCGTTTACTCCCTGTTTTGGGAAGAGAAACCTGTTTAAGTAGTTGTACAAAGTAAGTCTACAGAATGCTCTTGAAATATAGAGCATTTTAATAGAAATATTTTATAAAAGACTTGATTTATTTGGGAATAGTTTGATATACTTCTCCCTTACATACAGAATTTAGGATTTAATAATAATGGCTAACAAATATATCGTCCTCGTAACTGGCACTAAAGATAGTCTCGGTTTTGACTTCATGAAAAACGTAGTTGCTCTCGCTAACAAAGGTGCTGTCCTTCAGGAAGGTAAAGTCCCTTTCATGCGTTTCCCTCACCAAGCGTTCATGTATTTTGAGACAGACGAGATTATGGAGAATACCCCAGGTTTCCAATATCAGATCATCCAAGAAATCTTTACTAAAGAACAACTTGATGAAATGGATTGGGATACGTTTAAACGTGAAGTGAAGAAACCTCCATTCCTGATTACAGGAAGAAATAGGGATCTTATGGTTCGCCAATATCTTAAAGCGGCTGGACAAGAAGTCGAAGAAAGTAAATAGTAGAAAGTTTTAGGCTCGCTGTGAAGCGCCCTGTTTATTTCAATAGTAAGTTGTTATAAAGTAACGGCCTCTGCTATCATTAGTTATAAGCGTTCCGTAAATCCAAACATGAGGCTGTAGTTATACGGTTGGTGAGGTAGGGCGCTTTCTTAATAGGACCCGTTGGGAAACGCTCCTTTTCATGCCTTGTCGGGATGACACGCACTTTTTAATTTAATTAGAGAGTAAGCATGAGAAAATATAAATTGAAAGACCTAGTTGGAACTAAAATTAAATTCATTACTGTAGTCTCTAGGTTTGAAGAAAAAGAAGACGATACGGCAGACACAGCGCTTTGGAAAGTATCTTGTGAATGTGGCGGTGAAGCCATCTACAAACATAAAGACCTGACATCTAAAAAGAAAAGAACTTGTGGCTGTGGATATAGTACGATGCGTTACCAACCGGGTAATCGTTATGGACTATTAGAGATTGTTTCTGAAGGTCCACGACACCCATACGCAAACAAACGTCAAGTTTGGTGTAAGTGTGATTGTGGTAATGAAAACCTTACTTTGGTAACTACAAACAATCTTGTCTCAGGAAATACTTCAAGTTGTGGTTGCGTAGGAGAAGCTTCTAGGAAAACGCACGGAATGTCTAATACACGGACTTACCAGATACACGAAGGTATGCTGAGACGTTGTAAGCCAGAACTTGCTGAAGATTTTCCTTATCATGCCGGTAAAGGCATTAAAGTTTGTTCTGAATGGAATCCTCGCCTAGGAGGATCTTTTGAGAAATTCTTTGAGGATATGGGTGAAGCTCCAGAAGGCATGAGCCTTGATCGTATTGATGTCAATGGGGATTATTGTAAGGAAAACTGCCGTTGGGCTTCAAATAGTGTACAAGGCTATAATAAAGGTTTAGATCCAAATAACAGTTCTGGTAAATCAGGTGTTAGTTTTTATACTAAACAAGGTAAATGGTCTGCTGAAATTCACGTAGAGAATGAACATATCCGATTAGGCATGTTTGTTAATTTTGAAGATGCTGTAAAAGCTCGTGAAGCAGCAGAGCTTAAATATTATGGATGGAATAAGCAATGAGTGATGAGGGAGTAATTGTTGGCCCCCAAAGTACATTTCAGGAAAATTACCTCAACTCCTCTGCGAGGATTCTGGTAGCGGGTGGTGAATTGCGCCTCCCTTAAAACTCTCTTAAACGGGGAAGCCCTAACAGGTAAAGCTGAGGGTAATCCCGTGCCAATGTTTAAAGACAGTGCGTAGAGGCCATCGAAAACACACGTAAGTGGAAGTGAGTAGAGTAGGAATAAAGCTATTCCGAAACAGAGAGAATTCTTTTGAATTAAGAGTTGGTCCGACACTCAGGGAAACTTGAGAGAAGTGTAGCGAGCTTCATAACAGTATTGGCAGCAGGTTCTTCTAAGTCCCATATAGGATTAATGAGACATTTACGATGGAAGGACGATCCACTTTACCGTGGATTCTGTATTCGTAAAAACTCTACAGCTATTATGAAAAGCGGTGGTCTTTTTGACGCCGCTGTTCATCTCTACTCTCAAGTAGATGATATCAAAATTAAACTCAAAGACCAGCGTATCATTTTCGACCGAGGAGCTTCGGTGTCCTTCTCACACTATGAAAATGACAGTGCTGGGCAGTTATACCATGGTTTAGAATTGTCAAATGTGTTCTATGACGAATGCACGCATGCTGATGAAAAGCACATTTGGTGGTTAATCTCTCGTTTGCGTACAAAAGCTAATCTAGACCCTTCAATCTGGTTAAGTTGTAACCCTGATCCAGATTCATTTTTGTACAACTGGGTAAAATGGTGGCTTTACGATGATGACCACCCTAATGCGGGACTCCCTGACCCCGAAAAGAATGGCAAAGTTCGATGGATTCTTCGTCGAGAAGGTATTATTTTTTGGGGAGATTCTAGAGAAGAGATGATTGTTAAATACGGCAATCCAAATCTTCCGATGGATCATCCTAAACAAGTAAGACCACTCAGCTTTCAGGTATTACTCGGCACTATCTATGATAACCCATGGCTTATTGAAAATCAACCAGAATACCTAGGCTCTCTTGAAGCTCTCCCTGATGTTGAACGTCGCAGACTTCTACTTGGCGACTGGAATGCACGGGAATTATCCTCAACGCACTTCATTAGAAGCTGGGTGACTGAAGCTATTGAAGAGCCACCAAAATCAGAAATTATTAAGACAGTTCGCAGCTACGACCTTGCATCTACACTTAAATCTGATGCAAATAATTCTCCCGACTACACAGCAAGTTGTAAAGTCTCTAAACTAAAGAACGGTAATTACTTTGTACATGATGTGCAAAGAACACGTATTCGCTTTGGTGACTGGAAAGAATTTATTCTAAATAACGCAATTAGAGATGGTGTAGACGTTGATGTAATTTTACCCCTCGATCCTGGCGCCGCTGCAAAAGCCGCTACAGGTATTCTTACAAGGGAAATATCTGAACAAGGTTTCAGAGTCAGAACACTATCTACAACAAAGAGTAAGTTGGATAGATTCCGCCCTGTAAGTTCTCTGGCTCAAAACGGACACATAGTTTTCCTTAAAAACTGTGGTCATGATTATGAGAATAAAATTTCGAATGATCTTAACTTTGTCTACAAAGAACTAGAAGCCTTTACTGGTCAAAGACGCTCTGGTGAGTCTGGACACGACGATATCGTCGATACGCTGTCTGATAGCGTGGCTATTTTGGCTGAGCAAATTAACATACCAAACTTTTTGTCCAGCTTACAATCAACTAATCTTCGGATGGATAATCCGTTTCTCAGGTAAGGAGAATCTTCTTTGGCAGAAGAAATTGATAATGAAGAAGTTTCCCTAACCCAAGGGGATAACGATATTCCCACCCTTTCATTTTCAGAGAGTGGGTTCCTTGGCACCCTGACTTTGGGAGGTCAAATTTTCGAGGAATGCAGTAAAGAACTTCGTTGGCCCCATGCTGGTGATACCTATAAACGAATGGCAAAAGATGGTGCTATCGCCCCTGCCCTCGAACTTGTTGAGATGATGATTGCACGAGTTCCATGGACTATCAAGATCCCCGAAGGATATGAGGAAGAGCTTGCTGAAAAGGCAAATTTTGTTAGGCAGTGCATCAATGATATGGA